AGATCCAGTACCACCAGTATTACCAGTTACACCTTGAATACCTTGAGATCCAGTACCACCAGTATTACCAGTTACACCTTGAATACCTTGTGGACCAGTACCACCAGTATTACCAGTTACACCTTGAATACCTTGTGGACCAGTACCACCAGTGTTCCCAGTTACACCTTGAATACCTTGTGGACCAGTACCACCAGTATTACCAGTTACACCTTGAATACCTTGTGGACCAGTACCACCAGTGTTCCCAGTTACACCTTGAATACCTTGTGGACCAGTACCACCAGTGTTACCAGTAGTACCATTGTTACCAGTATTACCAGTTACACCTTGAATACCTTGTGGACCAGTACCACCAGTGTTCCCAGTTACACCTTGAATACCTTGTGGACCAGTACCACCAGTGTTACCAGTAGTACCATTGTTACCAGTATTACCAGTTACACCTTGAATACCTTGAGGACCAGTACCACCACTGTTACCAGTTACACCTTGAGAACCAGTAGCACCAGTATTACCTTGAGGACCTGTTGCACCAACGGCTCCTACATTAGTAGGTTGAATCCATTGCGGACTATTGCCATCATTCACATAAACATATTCAATACCAGTATCGGAAGACATCCACCGATCACCTTGAGTAGCACCAGCAGGAGAGGATAGTTGATATGAAAAACTAATTCCTCTTAACAACGTCTTAAAATCAGAAAAAGTTATTGATTTTTCAGTAATAGTATCAGCATCAACTTCAGTAAATAATTTAATATATTCAGAATTTAGAGTAGAAACTTTTGTATCAATACCAGATGCATAATACAAAAGGTTCTTTATAGTTGTGGTATACATAGAACCACCACTCAATAAAGGTTTCTGTAACAATATTACATCAGTAGTCTCTGGATATTTAACTGAAGAAAACGTACCACCACCACGAAGATAATTTATACCAAAAGAATATGTGTTTCCAGATATTGAAGATGTAATACCTGCAAGAGATTTTAAATTAACAGCACCAGTTAAACCATTAATTGAAGCAACATACGGACCAGAAATTCCTGCTCCACCTCCAGCCGCAATACTAATATCAATATTTTTTCTTCGTTTATTGATTGTAACATTATCACCAACAAAATTAATAGTATTAGGATTACGAATAATCTTAGCACCATTCAAACTAACATCAACACCACCACCGCCACCAGGTGTTGAAAGTAAACCAATACGATCTATCGCTTTTTGAATATCATCATTTTTAAATTTATTCAGAATATTTGTAACATGTTCTGAATGAAATGATAACACTCCATTGTCTAATACAAGAGGAAATTCTGCTTCAATTACTGGAGATTCTCCAGCAGGACCTTGAGGACCTACGAGTCCATCGTCACCTCGTTCGCCCTTTGCACCATCAGAACCCGGAACGCCCATAGGTCCTCTATCACCTTTGTCTCCTTTTTCACCACGAATACCTTGCAGACCAACGGAGCCTTGAGGTCCAATCGGACCTTCAGGACCAACTCCACCTTGCTTACCTTGTGTACCCGGAATACCTTGTGGACCAACCAATCCCTGAATGCCCTTATCGCCTTTATCACCCTTGTCTCCTTGTTTACCTTGTAGCCCCTGTACTCCTCGTGCACCGATGTCTCCATGATCACCTTTTGGACCTTGGGGACCAACTTCTCCTTGAGGACCGATTTCACCCTGTGGACCAACTTCTCCTTGAATACCACGATCTCCACGAAGACCTTGAATTCCTTGCTTACCTTGAATACCTTCATCACCCTTGAAACCTTGAACACCCATAACAGGTGTAGATTCTTTAATTATAGTGCGTTCTATAATTTCAATTTTAGTCTTTGGTGCAACTGGCTTTACTTCTGGTAATTTTACGGGTACAACAATTTCTTCAAACAGATTTTTAATCTGATGAGAATTACCATAAAATTTAATAACTTTGTTTGTATCTTTTTGAATAAAATAATATTCACTAATACCGTGACCAAGTTGCATCTTTTCATCATACGGACATGATGCAATTTCTTTGAGTACTTGATTTTGTAATAAAGAACCAATAGGTCTTTTAACTTTGAAAGAAGTTCCTTGAAGTCCTTCAAAAGTTTTTACTGGAACAAATAATTCTTTAATCTTAGATGCATTACCTTCAATTAAATATTCATCACCTTCAGAATTTCTTAGATATAACTGTGATATACCAGATCCAACTCGTACAACTTTTGGATTTGTCAGATATTCAACAATATAATATTCACAGCCTTCCAGCAGTTCTGAATGCTGTTTTGCCAGTTTTAAAGATGTTTTGTTCTTTCCGAAGAACATTTATATTATTTAGGGTCCGATTTCATTAGATTGGAGGACATGCAAAGTAAACACCATTGTAAGTAAATCCACTATTGGCTTTACATATAATTGGATATAAATCTACACCATCAGCATAACATGGATCACTTCCTAATGGACGTTGGTCTGGTGAAGAATTACATTCAGGATTACCATCTGGACCTCCACGACCGTCATATCCATTAAAAGTATTTCCACGAATTAACATTGCAAAACCTGCAACATGAAAAGGATAAGCGTCATTAAAGTTAGGACCAAAGTCATTTCTAGAAGCTAAACTACCTTCTGTGAATCCCGTTGCTACATTTAAAATTTTTAAACCACTATAAGATCCTACAAATACTCCAGGAGTAGTTGATGTGAAACTACCATATACAGAATAATTTAACCACCAGGTTCCTTTACCTAAAGTAGTTGTAGCACCATCTGTACCATCTAAAGATATTTGAATTAATTCTCCAGGAATAGAAGTTGCACCATTTATTAATAAAGAACTACCTTCATTAGGAAAAGGTTTAGATGATGGATAATTACCAAAACCATCTTTTCTTGTCTGCCAAATACTAGGAGTAACTAAATATTCTCTTCGAGTTGGAGTCCATGCAGAAGATCCATTATAAGCAATTAAATGTCCAGCACACAATCCCTGTGGAGCATTAGGTACTAATTTATAAATTATTGCTGAACCATCGGAAGCAGCTCCCAGACTCCAAGTTGTTCCATAATCAACAGCACCATCTTTTGTTAAATAGTATCCAGGAGTACCACCAGCAGGAACACCAATACCAGTAGCACCCGTAGCACCCGTAGAACCTATACTTCCTGCAGTACCAGGATCACCTTTTAAACCAACGGATCCAGATTGATTTATAGTCCAAGAATTAAGACTACCACTACCAGAGAAAGCTATATTTGTTGCTTTAACAATTAAAGTAGTACCAGAATAACTAACAACTGTTGCATTAAAATAATTTGTTGTACTATTTGCAACTATTACACTTTGTACAATACTATATGCTAATCCAGCTGGTACTATAAGAGTTACATTATCTCCAGGATTTAAAGTACTTAAATTTATTGATGATGATGATGTAGTAAGATACACATCACCAGTTGCACCAGTTGCACCAGTTGGACCTGTGGGACCAGTTGGACCAGTTGGACCTGTGGGACCAGTTGGACCAGTTGGACCTGTGGGACCTGTGGGACCAGTTGGACCTGTGGGACCTGTAGGACCAGTTGGACCTGTAGGACCAGTTGGACCTGTGGGACCTGTGGGACCAGTTGGACCTGTGGGACCAGTTGGACCTGTGGGACCAGTTGGACCTGTGGGACCAGTTGGACCAGTTGGACCAGTTGGACCTGTGGGACCTGTAGGACCAGTTGGACCTGTGGGACCAGTTGGACCTGTAGGACCAGTTGGACCTGTAGGACCAGTTGGACCTGTGGGACCAGTTGGACCAGTTGGGCCTGTGGGACCGGTTGGACCAGTTGGACCTGTGGGACCAGTTGGACCTGTGGGACCAGTTGGACCAGTTGGACCTGTGGGACCAGTTGGACCAGTTGGACCTGTGGGACCTGTTCCACCAGTTGTTCCAGTAGCACCAGTATTACCTCGAATACCAGGATCACCTTGATCCCCTTTTTGTCCAACAGCACCTGCTAAATTTACATCCCAAGAATCATATGATCCACTACCAAATTTACTATCTACAATAAGATTTAAATTTGTACCAGAATAAGTAGAAACTGTTGCAATAAACTTGTTAACAGTAGTATTAGCAATCAAAACACCTTGTGCTTTACTATATGCAAAACCAGAAGGGATTGTAATAGTTAAAGCAGTTCCCGTAGTTATTGTATCTAAGTTTACAGTAGTAGAAGAAGTAGTGCTATAAAGATCGCCTGGATTTCCTGTAGCACCAGTTGCACCAGTTGGACCAGTTGGACCTGTGGGACCGGTTGGACCAGTTGGACCTGTGGGACCAGTTGGACCTGTGGGACCAGTTGGACCAGTTGGACCAGTTGGACCTGTGGGACCTGTGGGACCTGTGGGACCAGTTGGACCAGTTGGACCTGTGGGACCTGTGGGACCTGTGGGACCGGTTGGACCAGTTGGACCTGTGGGACCAGTTGAACCTGTGGGACCGGTTGGACCAGTTGGACCAGTTGGACCTGTGGGACCTGTGGGACCTGTGGGACCTGTGGGACCAGTTGGACCAGTTGGACCTGTGGGACCAGTTGGACCAGTTGGACCTGTGGGACCAGTTGGACCAGTTGGACCAGTTGGACCAGTTGGACCTGTGGGACCAGTTGGACCTGTGGGACCAGTTGGACCTGTGGAACCAGTTGGACCTGTGGGACCAGTTGGACCTGTGGGACCTGTAATTCCTGTATCGGAACCAGTATTACCAGTTGGACCTTGTGGACCTTGTTGACCAGGTATACCTTGCGCACCACCTCCACCACCTCCACCACCTCCACCAAGTACAATTTCTGGGGATGGCGTTATTGTTATTGTTGGATAATTTGTTTCAACTACAATATTAACGGTAGGTGTAATAATTAAATTATTATTTTGAGGAAAATTAGACATTATAATCTTGTAACTTCAGGTAGAACAGAAATAGATCCTCTCACTATTGTAGTGGTATCATTTCCTCTAGGATTAGTTACCTGAATATCATATTTTGCATTAGCTTCAGAAGAAAAATTTCCAGTATATGTTGAGCCAATAGAAACATATATTGTACCCCCAATCGCTGAAGCAGAAAGACCACCTATCAATCCTTGTGGTGATTCTGCCATAGTAGATCCAATTGGAACATTTATTATATAAGATGAAATCAAAGTTGTTGGATAATAACTTCTTCTTACTTGCATCGATAGAGTACATCCACCCAAATTATATGCAGTACCACCTGTATCTTTTAAATACATAGCCCATTTTAAAGTATCGCCTTGAACTATAGATACATCAAAGTTACTAGCCATAATATTCTCCAAAAAATAATAGCCCATAATAGGCTATTATTAATTATTTAGATGTTTTTAACTATTAAAGTTTTACAGATTGTAATTTACTCAAATTCTTAGAAAATGTTGTTTGATCAGCAAATTTCTTAATAGTTTCATCAATCTTTTTTTGCTGTTCTATAACAGGTTGAAGTTGTTGTTTTTGAATATCTTCAATAATTTTTACATAAACTTCTTTATTTTTTACAATTCTGTCTCTATGTTCAGCTGGTAGATATGGTTCAGAAAGAAGCTTTTCACATGCTGCTAATCCCATATGATATTTTTGTACATAAAATGCAGTTGTAGCAATTTCATCCAAAATACCCCATTGATAAACAGAATGATCTACGAATAAAATATCATTACCATCTGGATTCATTCCAAGCCCCTGAACAGCCATGAGAAATGCTGCTTTAGGTCTTTGAAACTGACGGTATGTGCAGGATAATTGATATAATGGTTCTGCTCTATTTGGACGTGCCTCATAGGACTTTAAAAACGCATCAGCAATCTCTTCCAAAGGTTTACCTTGAATAGCACGACAAATACCTACACGCATCCACGAATAAAATACTTCTTCTGGCCAAGATTCCATGCCTGCTCGTTTAATATATTCTTTTTCTGCAACTTCATAAAGTTGAGAATCAAATGCTGATTGTGCAGCATAGAATTGTTTTCTTGGTTGATTTGGATCTTTGTCCAAATATGTTTTTAATAAGAAATAATCTTTAACATACTTTTCTCTATCACTACCAGAAGATCGTGAACGACATCCTTGTGTTCTTACATGCCAAGCATAATCACCTTCTAACTTCTGCACATCCATGGGGGCTTCACAGCACGCATATTCATGTAATGGTTCTTCATATCTCCATGGCTTCTTAGCAAGATTAAAAATTTGTGCACGATACCATACCATAGGTTCACGAACAATTTTAACAACATACCCATCTAATGTATCATCAAATGTATCTACAGATGGTAGAGTCCCCTTGATATAATCATCAGCATCAATCATCAATGCCCATTTTGTTTTACCTTGGCAGTGTGCCAATACCTTGGATCGATTTGTTCCAAAGTCTTCCCATGGGTGATCAAGAATTTCACCAGGAATATTCTTTGAATCAAAGAAATTTTTAATAATTTCTTTAGTATTATCTGTTGATCCTGTATCAGCGATAACATAAGAACAGATATATGGTGCGACAGACTCTAAGCACTCCAAAATATTTGGTGCTTCATTTTTCACAATCATTGCTAATGTAAGTTTATGCATAGTCATCCTTATGAATTAAAAAATTTACGTAGTGATCCGGTATTAAATTTAGGAATCAATTCCCAATTATCTTTTTCTGTGTGTTTAATGATTTTAATACCATTGATAGGCATACAATCTTTAAGTTTATCTTTATCAAGTACTTCTAACAATTTCCAATCTTCTAATAGTTTTACAATCGCATTTCTTCTTTGTAAATCTTCAGTTGATACATTAGATGGTAGATCATCTAATGCAAAAAGTTCTTTAAAATGTGCAATAATATATACTTCATCTTTATGAATTAAGTGACACGATTGATATAGAACATTCTTTCCCTTTGGAGAAACACCAATTCGAGAAAGAGTTTCACGAACAACCATGAAATCTTCTTCATCAAAAAGATTAATATGAATGCCAATATTTTTAAATGTTTTATCAGATATATCAGACATAACAAATCCTTACTAAATTATCTCACACCACCAGTATCAAGGGCTTTGCGTATTGATTGCAAATCTTCAGTACTCAGTATATTTAGTACTTCTCTAGCCTTGGATTCTGTGTATCCATATGCCTGCTTTATTAGAGTCACATTCTCTTCGGTATCTTTACGCAACCAAGGAGAAAACCGCTTCTTTTTACGAACAGCAAGCCGGTAGAAATCGAATTGACTCTTGTTGTCTAGCCAAGGAGAACAATTCATCTCATTGGCATGAAATAAGGTATCTGCAAAATAAGACAAACACCGATTAACTACAAACGGTGTATATGCCTTGACTGCACTCTCATCTATATCCAGAAGAGGCTTTTTGTCATGATTAATACTGGATAGAAAGTCTTTTAATTGCATCAGTTAAACTCGCAGTCCATCATAAGTTGAACAATCAATGCCATAGTATTAATTTCTTGGTCTGCGGCAAATGCAGACTTATATTGGTATTCAGCAATAATCAGAATAGCCTGTGGCACTGAAGGATTCTTAAGAGATGTATATAGTTCAGTATATAAACGCTTATAAAAATCAGATGTATTAAGATCTAGATTCTGTACCACCCACTTACGGCATGATACAAAGTCCTTGTTCTTCATAAACCCAAGAAGTTCCTTGTAGGATTCACTGCTACCCTGACCAAGAACTCCGATATCAATACTACCTGCAGATGCATATCTCTGTAGTTCATTTATAATACGGCGAAGATCAGGAAAATGCTTCTTTACAAGATTTATAATTACCGTTTTTTCATAGGGAATGTTTTCTTGTGCAAGAATATATTCCACACGCTTCATCATTGCTGATGCAACCGCAGCCTTCTCTGCAGTAGGAACCGTAAAATCAATACCAGTGCAACGAGAGTGCAGAGGTTCAATAATACGATTCTTGTAGTTGCAAGTCATGATGAATCTGCAGTTCTTTGCAAACTCTTCAATGGCTCCACGAAGAGCAGGTTGAATTGATTGTGCATTAGCATAATCAAACTCATCCAAAATTACAACCTTGAGATTTCCACTTAGGGAAACCGTTGAGGCGTAATTACGAATCTTCGTGCGTAGTGTATCAATACCGTTCTCTTCAGAACAGTTAATAATAATACTTTCAGCACCAATATCATTGGCAAGAGCACGGGCTACGGTTGTCTTTCCCGTACCCGCCTTGCCATAGAGCATCATATTTGGAAGTGTACCTTCCTTGATCATACCATTAAAAATAGTGGTAAGATCAATAGGAAGAATACAATCAGATAATGACTTGGGTCGATATTTTTCAACCCAAAGCAAACTATTAATATCAGACACAATTAACCCCGCTTGATAGCGATGTAGTAGGCAAGTTCCAGACTCTTATGAGTAAACTTAGAGATAATCGTATCACTCAATTCCACTGTGTATGAACCGGGAATAAACTTAATCTCAGATACATTCAAAGTACCTTCAAAATCTTTACCAGTATAATTTTCATCAAGAACGATTTCAAAACTATTGGTCGTACTTTGACTAGAATCATCAACCATAATGCGGAATGAACCATCTCCACCGCTCATACGAAGATCACTTACCTGTAAAATGCTTGCTGCCTTCAAAATTTCATTTAGATCTTTTTCATCAAGATCAAACTTAATTGTGGTCTTTGGCATCTTGAGTTCTCTAGTAGGAACCGTCAGGAGGCTTGGTTCTGAGTAATAGTATGTAACACTCGATCTACCATTAGAAACGACTACATGGGTATCGTGGAACTCTAAATCAGGGTTTGAGAACATACTCACAACACCCAAAAACTTGTTCAAATCCCAAATAGGAACTTCAACATCAAAGTCCTCAAAAATTGTAGCCTCAGCGTAAATATTCTTACCAGGAGAAATGGTCTTTAAGACATTTCCTGGTGAAATAAGAATATTTGAATTAATTGCCGCAAAATTCTTGAGAATGTTATAGGTATCTCTTGAGAAACGCATTTTTGTCACAGTTGTCATATAAATCTTTCTAAAAATTACTCACGGTCTTTACGATAAACGCTATCGTTAAGTTGCTGCTTCTGTTCGTGGCGGTCTCCACGTTTACTTCTCTTCTGTTGCTTCTTACCCAAACCGGATGGCTTATTCTTGCCTCGGTTACTAAACTTCTGAAAACTTTCCTCGTTCATAGCCCTAGTATATCTCCTGTATTGAAATAGTCAAACTGAAATCCATTGAGATCCATTAGAATCTTTGTACCAAATATACATTATGCCCAAATCATTAATCCACAATTGATTTTCTACGGGATTGATTGGTGCATTTGTTCCTCTAAAAGGCTCTGTAAGACCACTATTAATCCAACTGGATTTTTCTTGTTGTGGGCTTTTTTGTGTAGTTCGTTTGCACGAATACATTCTACCTTGGTCAACTACAACATCTCCCTTTTTATAAGTTTGGGGAGTACCATTTGAATTTTTGAATTGAAATTGACCTCGAAACATTTTAAATATTTAGATATTTGTCTTTATCTTTGAAAAATTATTCTTTTTTTCAAACTGCAGACTTTGATCAAACTTATCTACTAGTTGATCTGCCTTGTGACTGATGATATAGATAGAGCATTTGTTTGTCATTTTATTCAAAATTTTCATAAAGGCTTCAGTACCAGCAGCATCTAGAGATGAATCAAGAATCTCATCAAAGATCAATAGGTTGCAATTAAGACTATTCTTCATTCGTGCAACTTCACGCCAAGTTAAAAGGATTGCCAAATCAATTCGTTGTTTCTCACCCTCTGAGAAGGAAGAGTAGGAAAATGCATCTCGGTATCGTGATTTGATTGTTTCCTTGAACTCTTCGTCGATGGTGAAATCAACATAGAGATTAAGCTTTCCGAGGAACTTGTTAACGAGTCCATTGATGATGGGAACATAGTGTGCAATAATGCGGCTTTTAAGACCGCCATCTTTAAGTATATCATAGACAATATCATGGTGTATTTGCGTTGTAATCAGTGCGTCCAATTGACTAGTAGCATTTGCCTTTTCTAGTTCTGCGTCTTTAATTTTTTGCAATAATGTGTTTTCATTTTCATTTACCAGTTTTTTATTCTTTTCTTTAATCATAAAACTAAGAGAAGATTGATTGCTGATAATCTGATATGAAATATCGTTATTTTCTGATTGATATTTTTGTTTAAGTGTCTTTAGTTCTTCTACTTCAGTTTGAAGTTCTAAAAGTTCTACATTCTTCTTTGTAGCAATGGCAATTGCCTTACGGCAATCTGCTAACTTAGATTCTTTATCTTGAATATGTTTTTCTTTTTGAAACTTTGGTAGATTCTGACCACAGCACTTACATAATGCATTTTCTTTTAACGATGCAATCTCTTCAACTAAAGTAGTTTCTAAGACCTCTGCCTTAGTTAACATTGCAGGAACATCTTTTAGAGCACTTAGGCTTGTTAACTTCTTGGTCAGTTTGGCTGATACATCTTTCAGATTCTTTTCATGCTTTGCTTGCAGAACATTATCATTTGAAATCTTAGATGTGTAATCTTGAATAGAAGATTCGATAGCCTTTATCTCTTCGACTGCAGTAGTTTGAATTGTTTCTAAGACTTCTTTTTGTGACTTAATCTTTTCATGAACAATCTTTAATAAACTTTCTTGTTCACCAAGAGACTGTTTAAGACTTGATAGTTGTCCTTTAACATACAGATTCATATCCGCAAGAATATCAAGGTTAAGTAGTCCTTCAATGATCTTTCTTCTTTCAGAAGGAGTCAATTGCATAAAAGGAACAAAATTTGACTTACCAAGAATTACTACCTGTTTAAATGCTGCGTAGTCAAATCCAAGAATATTTTCTTCAAACATCTCTTGGTAATCTTTAGTCTTTGCGTTTTGGTCAAGCATTTGTCCATCTTTGAAGATCTCAAAGAATTTGGGAGCAAGACCGCGGCGAACAAGGAAATGACAGTTAGACTTCTTGAATTCAATTTCAACAACACACTGCTTGGCATTCACTGTATTAATGAGTTGCGGAATATTAATAGGTCTGAATGGCTTTCCAAACAAACCAAAGCACAAAGAGTCTAATAGAGCAAAAGACTTACCGTGTCCATTAGTACCCGTGACTAAAGTGGTTTTATAATTATCGAGTTTGATCTCAGAAAAATTATTACCAAATGAACCAAAGTTTTTAAAACGAACTGTTAAAAAGTCTATCAATCTTCATCCTTTGACATGGCTGTATTATATGCTGTGTTTATAATATCAGCAAGTACATTTTTATTAATTGATTTTTCTGTAACTGTATCAATCTCTTCATGAAGTAACTGTAGAGTATCTTTATGAATATCAACAGCCACTAGATCTGGATTTGCAGTTACATCTTCTGTTACAGACAATTCTGCCACTCCTGCTTCATAGAATTTATCCATGTACTTCTCAAAAGCGGGACTCTTAGTTCTATTCTTGATAAAGATCTTAACATATGTATCTTTAAACTTTGAGTAGTCTAACTTTTCTGGGTTGGCTTCATCGTAGTCAAACGTATAGAAAAGCCTTTTTGGATTCTCAATAAATTCAAGCGTTCTTGCTGCAAAATCAAATACATGAAATCCTTTGGCTTCCCAAACGTCTGAGAAAGCCATCTGGTACTGTGATCCCAAGTAATGTATATTGTCCCGACTAGATTTAATGTGATAATGACCAGTAAGCACATATTCAAATTTGTCAAAATGTTTTGGGTCATAGCCATGCTCAATAAAGATACCACGAATACTTTGAAAGCCACACAACTCTAAGTGTCCTAGTAGTAGAGAGCACGTGGTGTTGGTAATAAACTCTGCCGATTGAATTTCATTCTCTGGATTGATCCAAGGCAATAATGCCACACAACCAGCAGAGGTTTGAATCTCTGTTGGTTCTGAATGAATCTCCCAGTTTGAATACTGTTGTGCAATTTCTTGTAAAGAATTTACCGTGTTGTTATTCTTGTAATATGTATCATGATTGCCGCAGATAGCAATACACTTTACACCAAGTTCTTGAAGAGGTTCAAAGAACCTTGTACGAACTTGTTGAAGAGTCTTAAAATTAATATATTTTCTACGATCAAAGACATCACCTAAATGAAAGATGGTCTTGATATCGTTCTCTTTAATATATGGAAATAACTGTCCCTCAAAGAAGGACAGAAAGTATTCCAATACTATTGGGGAATCTGCTTTATACCCAAAGTGGGTATCATTAAGAATGACTGCCTTCATATATCTTTCTAGTTTCTTTCTTTTCAATTAAATGATGAACTAAAAATTCTTTCTTTGCTAACTCAACATCCTGATCAACCATCATCTTAGCAAGTTCATAAACAGATACTTTTGGTTTCCAGTTTAGTACTCGTTGAGCCTTAGTTGAATCTCCAAGAAGCTGATCAACTTCAGTAGGTCTATAATATTTTGGATCGATTACTACATAATCTTTATAATTTTTTCCAATCAATCCAAAAGCATAATCACAAAATTCTCTAACAGAAATCATCTGCCCGGTAGCAATAACATAATCATCTGGTGTATCTTGCTGAAGCATCATCCACATTGCCTCAACATAATCACCAGCATACCCCCAATCTCTTAGTGAGTCAATATTTCCCAATCTTAATTCTTTTTGAAGTCCTTGAGAAATTCTACCAACAGCCCTGGTAATTTTTCTAGTTACAAATGTTTCCCCTCTACGAGGGCTTTCATGATTGAATAGAATACCACACGAGGCATGCATATCGTAACTTTCGCGGTAATTAACTGTCATATAGTGACTATATGCTTTGGCACAACCATATGGGGATCTAGGATAAAAGGGAGTAGTTTCTTTCTGAGGAACTTCTTGTACCTTTCCAAACATTTCACTGCTTGATGCTTGATAGTAACGAATTTTATTTTCACTATGATCTTGGTATGATCTTATAGCCTCTAATACATTTGTTGTTCCTATAGCATCTACCTCCCCAGTATATACTGGCATATCAAAAGACAACCTTACATGGCTCTGTGCTGCAAGATTATAAAGTTCTGTAGGATTATATTTTAAAAGAATATTGTATATACTTGTAAAATCATTCATATCTCCATAATGAAGAAATAATGTTTTATTGTAAACTTCTGGGTTTTCAATATGATGTTCTAGTCTTCCGGTATTGAAGGAAGAACTTCGACGAATTAATCCATGGACTTCATATCCTTTAGATAATAAAAAATCAGTAAGATAACTTCCGTCTTGTCCAGAAATTCCAGTAATTAATGCTATTTTTTTCATATATCGAGTGTTGGTTTTTTAGATTTGCGAGTTCTTTTAGCTTTCTTGGGAGTTAGCATTTCATCGAATCTAGTCATATCAAGATCAGTAAGACCAAAAAAGTCTCTACGACCTATATCAATACCAGCATAGGTTTCATTGAACCAATGATGAAAGTCTTTATCATTCTGCTGTTCGGCATACTTGTATTGGGTATACTTTTCTCGTTTTTCTTTGTTTATAATACGAACAAAAGAAAACCAGCAGATTTGGGTTAAATAACCAAAAGGGCTGCTGGACTTTTCTGGATCAAAGTTATCAATATAGGTAACACAGTTTAAAACTGCATCAGATACCATTTCTTCTCTATATGGATAGTTTGCAAAATTGGGGCGATATGAAAGCCTAGAAGCAATTTTTAAAATACATTCCCCTATAAAATCTGGAATCTTTGGCTTTTTACGACCAATATTTTCTGCATCTTCCTTTTTTTGTTTGTATCCAATTAATGCATCTAAAAGATCCTGATTACTCACGTAATCAGCATCTGAAGCTGCTTTGTTTTTTCTTTTCTTTTTAGGTTGTTGCACAGCTTATTATACCACCATATATTAAATAATACAACTATTATTTTTAAGTATTTTATATGTATTTAAAATTCCTTGCTCTAATCCTATTGGAGTTATAGGTAAGTAGCTATTACCACAATAAAAATCTAAAGTATGTTTTTGTTCAATATTAACAGAAACTTTATAATCAGATAAAGTATTAATAAAATTTGCTATATTTACCAATGTACTTTTTGTTTCATAAGAACAATTAATAGTTTTATCCAAAGTATCATTTTTAATATAATATTGAACTAAAGATATTAAATCTTTCATATAGAAAAAGTCCATAAGTTTGTTTGACTGTATTAACATTGGTTCTTTATTAATATATCGAAGAATATTTGCTTTTATAAATCGAGTATTTAATTCATTTTCATCAAAAACGCCAAATATTCTTAAATTATAAACAGACTCCGTTTCATTTATTAATTCTGATATAACTTTTTTACTAGTTCCATAAAAAGTATTTGGTTGAAATATTTCTGCACCAGAACCAAAATATATCATTTTATTAAAATGTTTTCTGCAAGATATAATATTATTATATATTTTAATATTTTTTGTCAAAACACTTTCATCATCTTTTATAAGTCTACTTCCACCTACTGCAGCTGTGTGTATTACAACATCAAATGATTTGTTATAAAACCAATCAGAACAACAATTTAAATTTGTTAAATCAAAATCATTTCTAGTAATACAAGTTATATTATATACATTTTTTAATGCACAATAAATACTTTTACCAACATAGCCATTTGCACCTGTAATCAATATATTCATTTTTTAAGATTTAAATATGTTGGTTTACGATCATTTATTAATTGATTAAAATTTATTTGTAGTTCATCTATATTTGTTGGATGCATAATTCTAATATTTTTAAATGATTCCATTATTTTTTTGTCATCATCAGCCCAATGTGAAAATCCAAGATATCCATAGTCTCTATCTCGCCCACCACCAATTATATTCACGGGAATATTTTCATGATCCAAATAATTTCTAATCATCTCAAATGGACGATAAATTGCAAAGGGAGTTATAGAATAAACAAATGGAATTTTTCCTTCCATAGCTAAACCAATTGCCATTCCCATCATAGCCATTTCTGACGAGCCTACATTAAAAAATCTTCCTTGAAAGGAATCTCTTATATTATCCCATAAACCATATCCCAAATCACCCGTAATCAAATATATATTTTGATTCACTTTCATTTCATTATGTAAACGTTCTGCAAAATTCTTTCTCATTGTAGTTCCAAAAGTCCTTTATTATAATTCTCTTCGCTCATTACATGATAATGTGCATTCAAACCCTTTAAAAAAGAAAATTGCTCTACAGATGTTTTGTGTATTACAACTGATGGAAGAAATGATTTTAATCTTGTTATCAAATACTCTTGGTCAACTTCCATATATGCTGCATAGCCATTTACATTTACATGAATTTCAATATTATTAATTTTATGTTCGTATATTGTTTTTAAAGATTCCCACACACTTCCCTCTGCACACTCACCATCACTAATAAGAACATAAACTTTTTTATTGGGATTTGCTACTGCTCTTCCAAGTGCGATGGTAATACCTAATCCCAAACTTCCTGTTGAACAATAAATTTTATTTTCTTCATCCCTATGGGGATGACCTCCATGTTTTAAAAACATAGATTCAGCATTAATATTATGATATTTTTCAAGACAAGCATATAAAGCTAATGCTGCATGACCTGATGATAAAATAAATATATCATCCTTAGCCATTTTACTATAGATTAAATCTATAATATCAATAGAAGAAAAATAACTACCTAAATGGCTCAATTTATTTTTATACGCTATATCAAGTATTATTTTTTTTAGATTAATCACTATATTATTTACCAAATAAAATTGTTTTTATAGTACTCTGCAATACTTTGAATTTCCATATTAAAGTTTTCTTCCGGTTTCCATCCAAGTGATGTTAATTTAGAATCATCTAACGCATAACGAACATCTTGACCAGGACGGCTATATGAATAATCTATGTGACTATCTATATCATTTTCGTGAATACCCAATGAGGCTAAAAGTTTTTTTATTGTATCCATATTAGTTTGTTCATAACCACCACAGATATTAAAAATTTCATTTTTTGCATTAGATTCAATTATAGTAATAACTGCTCTGGCAGTATCTTTTGCATGTAGCCAGTTTCGAACGGGCGTTCCACCATTATGAAGAGGAATTTTTCTTCCTAAAGTAATATATTTACAAGTTTTTGGTATTAATTTTTCTACATATTGACCAATACCATAATTATTCGTTGGACGCAAAATTATATATGGTAGGTTATACGTTCTTGACCATGCCATTATTAACATATCTGCGGCAGCTTTTGATGCAGAATATGGATTTGATGGCTTTAAAATATCTGTTTCTGTGTGGGCTCCTTGAGCAATATCACCGTATACTTCATCAGTACTAAAGTGTACTAAAGTTGGAACCTTGCCATTTTCTTGTCTGTGGTTTTTGATCATTTCTAAAAGATTGTGTACACCATTTATATTTGATGATATAAAATCATCACTATTAACAATAGAGTTTCCAACATGCGTCTCTGCTGCAGTATTAATTACATAATCACAATCATATAAAAATGTCAAATCATTAATGTCACAATGAACAAATGAAAAATTTTTATGGGCTTCAAACTCTTGCAAAAGTTGATCATTTGCTGCATAGGTGATCTTATCTACACCTTTTACATACCATCCTTTTTTAAGACATTCACGGGTTATATACGATCCAATAAAACCCAAACAGCCTGTTACATATACTACTTTAATATTCATTTATACATATCACCTTTTTAAAAAATTTCTATTGCATTTAAATTTGGATTTAATGCTCTAGAAAAATAACTAACATTTGATCCCGGACAACAAATTAAAAAATTTACATTTGATAACAAGTATGCTTCAACTATAACGTCTTCACATATTTTATATTGGTACTCAGATGAAGCATTTCTTTTCCATCTAGTTTCGTACTTTGGCATGTGTAATGGAGTACTGTCATTATTACTTCTCAGTGCATCATAAGCTATTACTTTATCACCATAATGCTGTTTTGCTTTTTCAAATCTTTCTTGTGAATCTGAAGATATAAAAATTTTATCATAATCATTTACATAATTATCAATTACTTCAAAATACCCATCCATATTTTTTTTATATGGATGATCTGTGCCTCTTAAATGGATACCAAGAATATTTTTATTTTTAAATTCTTGTTCTACAAAATTATTTACTTTATTTAAAATCTCTGGTTTTAATTTAATATACTTATTTATAATACTATTAAAAATAATTCTTCTATTTTGTATTTCTTCTAATGTATATGGAATAGTTTCAATCCAGATAAAATTACTAGATTGATCTGGTATATGACCAACAAAACCTTCAGTCTTACTTTGATCTGGAAAATGATCTATATGAGGTTGGTAAAAAAATAGATCCCATACGTTACCATCAATAGTCGTATTATAGATACTATCCTTAAAATCAATATAATATAATTTATTTGGATTGTGATATATGGCGCGAATAACTTGCCATATACATCCACACATACCACAATAGTGTTCTGGTTTTAAAATTAAATACTTTTCATTTATCATATAACAATAGTCTCTAAAAGTTTTATTTTATCTTGAAATTGGTGATAAAAACCATCATGGACTGTTACACTATCTGGGTTACCCCGACCATGAAAACCAAAACAATTATTTAAATTAAATTCACATTCTGGTATTTTTGATTCTAAAGCAAATTTCATAGCAACCTCTACCGGAGCATACTTACATCCATTTTGAATAAAATAATCATAATACATATTTGTAAGTTCACCATCATCACAATATCCCAAAGATTTTAAATTTTTGGTAAGTTTTATAAATTTTTTACTTTTCAATACAAATCCACCATTTCCAACTCTGTTCCTTCTACCTTCCCACTTCCATGGAGCTCCAATATAATCATAGTTTAAAAAATTTGAATCCCATAGAGTTGGATTTATTACAAACCCATCATCATGAATTCCAAGACAATAATCAGTTTCAATTAAATCTGGTAAAGTGGTATAAGTAAATAATGAACTTTCTTTATGTGTTGTATAACTTGTATAAACAAATTTTATATTACTTGGAAGATTTTCTGGTTTTTTATTACTTATTAAAACCAATTCAGCAAAATCAATATCTTTGGAACTATACAATAAAGCTTTTATACTATTAACTGGGTTAACACAATTTAAAGAATAGAGAGTAATATTTTTAAGATTCAATTTATTCATAGATAATCTTTATATATCGTAGATAACATATGTATTCTTTCTTTATTAGCTATACCCGTTAAATGAACTAAAAAAGATTCTGGTGTCCATGGATATGGAGGAGATGGTCTTTTGCCCCATATTTCTGTTGTATAATCATCAATAGATGGAACAGAACCTAAAAATTTATGTTCTAATATTTTAATATAATTTTTATTTATCATATTAAAATACATAACATTTAATGTAGTTTGTTCTTCGTTGTAATGTTTAGATAATTCATAAAAACTTTTTAAAAAGTCTTTTGTTGATTCATTATTTTGTATAATAAAATTTCCACCACTTAAACTATTAGTACCTAACCAATCATAAGATGCATAAAATGCATATTCTGAAGGAACTAAAAAATCTTCAATTTTATAATTTAAATTTGTAATTAAAGAATCAGCATCAATCCACATAACAGTATCATAAGATTCTAACATTTCAAATGTTCTTAATGCTCTTAAAAACCCAATATCAGTATCTTTATAGTTTCCAGATTTATCACTACCAAAAGATTGCATTGCTAAAAAATCATATCCATGTTTTTTAGCATACTTTATTTTAGATGGAAGAGTTATATCAAATACTTCTTCCATTGTGTTATCAGTAGAATCTATAGATCTTACTGAATCAGTATACCCTGTTATTATTAATGTTCGTTTCATAATTATTTTTCAAATACAAAAATACTACATCCATTCCACCAACCTTCTGCGTCTTCTTCACCATAAAAGCTTACTTGTAAAGATATTTTTAAATTAAGTTCTTTAATTGCACGTATTGTACCCATCTGAACTTTTGGCCAACACCAATCATCTACCATATAGATAAATGATTTTGACATACTTAAATAATAATATTGCAGTGCCAAATAATGATCTAGTTCTTCATGATCTCCATCATAAAAATATGCATCTATATCTTTAATATTTTTTTGTTGGAGATTTATTTGAAAACAATCCTCATCAATTAAATTTGGATCAGTTCCAATATTATCTTTCCAATTATTTAAAAACTCTTGCTTTGGTGAGCCAAATTGAGAAAAATTATCTACAAGTGAATAATTTAATTTATCTGTATTTCCGTGTAAAGCGGCTATAGCAGTTGACCCATGCCATACACCAATCTCTAAGTAATTTTTAATTAATTGATCCGATAAAAGGCGATTGGCAAATCTTTTATAATCCTTTCCAGAAAAACCTTTAATTTCTAAGATTTTATCAGTAATATTTGCTGGGGTTTCATTATTCAAAGCTTTAAAAACAGTATTTTTTAATTGTTCAGTTCTTGTAGTCATTTTTATCCTTATATTAGTTTAAAAAAATTATTTAACGTCACTTCAATGTAATTCAATTGCTCTATTGTTATAACTGGACTAGTTCCTAAGAAGAATGTATCTGTAGTAACCTTTCGAGCATTGGGGTAATTATTTATAACATCTTGAGTATCCATAATATTCTCATATGCAGGTTGTAACATAATATTTCCTGCAAAGTATGGTCTTGTTTGTATTTTATGATCCTCAAAATAATTGATAATATCTTTTCTCTTAAATCTATTATTATCCTTTATAGTTATAGCAAATGCAAACCAACTAGGATCAGAATGTTCAGTTGCTTCTGGTAAAATAAAATATTCTTCATATTTTGAAAATATATTATATAATCTTTTATGATTAGCTTTTCTAAGTTCATGTATCTTAGGAAGCTTTTTCATTTGAGCAAGTCCAATGGCTGCTTGCAATTCGATTGGTTTTAGATTATAACCAATTTCATCATAAACATACTTATGATCAAAGATCTCATCTGGTAGTGATGGCAACCAATTTGAAAATCTTTTTCCACAACATCCATTCTTTAGTGTATTTGCTTTTTGACCAACGCAAAAGCAACCTCTTCCCCATTCACGAAAACTTCTAATTACAGTTTCTTGTTCTTGTGTATTACATGCAATAAAGCCACCTTCACCCATTGTCATATGGTGAGCAGGATAGAACGAGCAACTAGACATAATACCAAATGAACCTAATGGGTTTCCTCTATATGATGAACCTAAAGCATCACAACAATCTTCTAAAAGAATTAAATTGTACTTATTAACTATATCCATTAGTCTATCCATATTAGGTGGATTTCCTAATACGTGTGCAAAAATAAGTACTTTACATCCTTCTTTTGCTTTTTGTTCTACTTGATCTAAATTTAAATTTAATGTATCTAAATCAATATCAACAAAAACTGGTTCAAATCCAACTTGAAATATAGGATTAATAGTTGTGGGAAATCCAGCAATCGGTGTGATTACTTTTGTTCCTTTGGGAAGATTATATAATCTTTTTGATGTTAATGCTGATAACATTAACAAATTGGAACTACTTCCACTATTTGTTAAAATACCAAATTTTTTATTAAAAAGATCTGGAAATGTATTTTCAAATTTAATACCATTTTGCCCTAAAACTAACCACCCTTGCAATAAAGCTGATATGGCTTCAACATATTCTTCTGAATCAAAATAAGGTCCAGCATACTGAACCCAATCGTGACCTGGAATCCATATCTTCTTTGGTTTGTGATTAATATAATTTTCTACAGCTTTTAATATATCATTCATATAAGTCTCAATATTATATCGTGTATTATGTAATATGCAATTAAATTAGTTGCAATTCTTTATTTGATTGAAGTTCTATACCATTTAGATCATATATTTTGTTAAATGTACCAGTATGTGTATAAGAATATTTTGATGTATCATCTAAATTAAAATAATCTTCTAATTTTGTTGGACAGACACATTCAAAATTTTCTAAGCGTACTATTATATTATCTACCGGACCATCATAACCATTTTTTTCAATATATGCACACAACTTTTGAGCTCCAGTTTTTGTAATACAATATGCTGCTAAACCTTCACACATATAATTTTTAAATTTATTAATATGTTTTAAATTTTGATCCCAGTTAGTATAATCTAATTTATTTAAAACATCAGTTTTAGTTTGATAATGTGCTGTGATTGCCTGTAGATATAAAAAATCAATTTTAGTATAATCAAAAGTTTTTAAATTTTTCATTTTAAATGTATCAGATGGTAAACAATCATCTTCACATATTAAATATACCATTTCATCAACTTCTTTGGCTATCTCTTTCCATAGTCTGTAATGAGCCATAAGTGCGGCTATTTCTCCAAATCTAACCCATGTTCGATTTGTATACTTCATCATATTAGTTTTATTGATAAAAAAGGATAAATTATCAAATACATAATATGGAAGATTCGCTTGATAAAATACTATATCATTTGGAGATACCCCCATTACCAAATCATAATCTATATTTTTAAAATTTGTTTTAATTTTTTCTTGCCGTTCTGTGGCACCTGGTAACGAAATTATTTTAGTTTTTATAATGATATAACATCCTTTAATTGTTTTTTAATATTATTCAAAGATTCAATAACATCATAATTGAATAGTGGTGCATTTTTCATTTTAAGATATAAATCTTCGTTTGAATCAATATATTTTACATATTCTAAACATTCTTCAAATGATTTAAAATGATTTGCGTAAATAAAACAATCTGGATTAAAATCATGAAGAACATATTCATCACCCCAATAAATTGGAATACATCCTGCTGTTTTTGCATGTAAAAACTTTTCAGTAACATATCCTATTTTATGTGTATTTTCAAACGCCATAGAAAATCTATATTTACATATAGCATCATATTTTGTTTGTTCGTTTCTTTGTGCGTCACCATTACCAAATGGTAAACCAAATCCAGCTGTTGGTTTGTGTGTATTAAGTAGTTGAAGAAATTTAACTCTATTATTGTGAATAGCAGAAAAAGGAGCTATACAAAATTCATCTTTTGGTGCGTGTAACCATTTATTGTTATCAAGTTCACTTGGGGTTAGAACTGGTATCGGGTTTTTTTGATTTTGTAAATTATAAAAATTAATATAAAAATACCAAATAGGAAATCTAACATTTTTTAAATCGTATCTGAATGGGTCAAAAGATAAATGATAATCACCATCTTTATATTGAACCTCTTTTGGTTCTGGCATGCATGTTAATATTTTAGTTTTAGATCGATCTATCTCTTTTGGAACATAATTTTCTGCAACTAAACATAAATTACAATCATGTATATTATTTGTTAATACTAAATCATCACCATATATGTCTTTTAATAAACATAATAAAAGATTTTCTTCATAATTAAAATCAGGCCAAAAATTGTTAATACTTAATCGAATCACAAATACTCCTATAAATCATATCATCTGCGCTGTTTAATTGACAGACACGATCAAAATTAATTTTTACAGCTTCAGTCATTGAATTATAAAGATATGAATTCAATAAATCAAAAGACTCAAGTTCTTCAATAAAAATAATTCCATTTAAATCAAAATCCTCACCTATGGATTTATCACCATAGTATATAGGGATGGTACCAGTAGCAAAACAATCTGTTATTTTTTCAGTATAATACTTTGGATATATACTATTTTCTACAACAATAGAAAACATATAATTTTTTAATCCATCTAATTTATCAGGAATAAACTTATAATCTCTTCCATAAATGTGATCTTTTATTTGTGGATTATTTTTTAATTGTTCAAATAATTCCATTCTTTTAATATGACCAGATGTAAAATTTTTAAAACTTGTTATATACGAACATAATTGTGTTTTTTCAAATATATGAGGATTTTTAATCCATGGCATATTTGATGCAGGTGGATTATATTTAAAAAAATCTGGATCAATACTTATTATTCTATGATCATTGGTAAAAATATTTTTATATTTTGATTTTAAAACATCTTTATTAGTTGTAATTCCCATCAATAGTTGTGGAATTATTTCTGATGATTCACCTAACCAGCCATATTTTGGTCCACTATAGGCATCATTCATATATCTAAAAATAGAATTATCAAAATAAACAACTGGTGAATTATCATTGGGATAAGAATTAAAAATCCATTCAAAAGTTTTTGGTGGATTATTTAAACACGACCCACCAGTAAAAGCTTCAGTAAAAATATGTAATTTATTCATATAATGATCCAATTTTTGCAATAAATATCAGACCAATTTTTTGGCATTCCTTGTGCAGCACCAAACCACTGACTTGGTGCAATCACTTTTTTACTTTCACTGAGCCATGCTCCCCACCAACTAAAAGAACTATTTGCAATTATATGATAATCACACATAGTCATTAAACACATATCAATATTTTGATTTTTTGTATCTGGAATACAAAAAGGTCTTTTTAAATCTTTAAAAAGTTCTGCAGCCTTTTCATTATCATCACTAATAATATAAAGAAAAGCATTTTCTGGAATATTGTTTAATGCTTCTTCATAATATTGCATAGTACATATAGGATGTTTATCTGTTAAATTTATATAATCTCCTAACCGTATATGCAGGGCAACTGCTAATTTTTTACCAATTTGCCGTATTATCTCTGCTTGAGTTTTAATATGTGGAGTAAATTCAAATTCTTTTAATAAATCTTGTCTATAATCAATAAAATATTTTTCACTTTGAAAATATCCAACAATATCAGTATTGTCAGATATACCAAATATACCAGCATTATATGTAAAATTATGTTCTTGGGCTCTATTAATATTTTTAATTTCTGAACTATCTTTTGCAGTTAAATTTAAAAAAGCATCATCTAAACAAAAATTTAAATATGGATTATTTGATTTAGATTTATATGGAATACCATATTCGTATCCTCTAGTTTTAGCAATCGCAAATAACGTTGCATACTGAAACATCTGATTTCCCATACGCCCATAATTACCAAGTCTATTAAAAGTAATCATTAAAAATTAAAATTTCTATCTTCTAAACTGCAATCAGTCAATCCCTGCCACTTATTGGCGTTTTCTCTATCATTTGATTGATAAAATAGGGGTTTATTTGTTGCATAAACTTTATGAGAAAATTGAATTTGTGCAGTACCCATATCCCATGGTTGGTGTAATCTATGAAGACAATGATTACCTACATCAGCCATATTTTGTCGATATGTATCAGTAACATATAAAATTGCATGTGCAGCAAGAATTCCACCAATTCTTAAATAATTTTCATCATATCTTTTAGAAGCATAATATCTGTTTCCAATAGATACACCAAGATATATTCCATCACTATCTTCCGGAATATCAATAATAGGATTAAAATCTTCAGCAAACTCAACATCATCTTCTAAAATTAGAACCGGTGTAGTATATTGTAGAGATTCAAGTATATCAATATGAGATTGTCCACATCCCATAAAATGGTATATTTCTCTTGGTGTTCCTTCTGGGGGCGGAATAATTAAACCAGATTTTCTATGAGTATTTTTAAACCCATATTTTTCTAATCTGTTTTGCATAATCTCAGCATTTTTAGTTGCTGAATCTAAATTAATCCATACGACTGGTATTTCTCGTAAATCAATAATCATATAACCTCGTGTTAAATATAATACAACTTATAAAGATGTCAAGTTATTTAGTTGACATTTTCTTGACTTATATTATAATGTCTTTATGAATCTAGAAGAACTTAAACTCAATATTTCCAAAGATGCTTCTGTTGACTCCTCAGAACTAGGAAATGAGGCTATTAAAACTCCTCAACTGCACAGTAAATACCTATGTCTTCATGCAGATTTTAAATTAATTCTCTGCAAGCAGGTAAACGATCTAGCAATTCTTAAACTCCGTAAGTGGAAGATCTTTACTGGTAAGGCTAGTCGTGAAGAGTTGGAAGCCTGGGGAGAGGATCCAAATGGACTAACTCTACTAAAGACTGATGTAGAAAAGTTCATAGAGGCAGATCCAAAAGTTATTGAACTAAAATTAAAGATTGCTGTTATTGAAGTTAAGGTTAAGATGGTTGAAGAATTTTTAAAAGTTCTCAATAATAGAAATTTCTCTATTAAGTCCGCTATTGATTGGTTTAAGATGACACAGGGTATTGTCTAATCTTACCATAAATATTGAGTGGATGTAGAAGTTGAATCTGTAGACGAAGTTCGTTACTATATAAAAACAGAAAAGGGAGTCAAACAAGAACTGAGAGATTATTTCTCGTTCATGATTCCTGGTGCTGAGTATATGCCATTGTTTAAACGGCGTATATGGGATGGTAAGATAAGATTATTTGATATTCTATCTTCCACCCTACCAAGGGGTCTTAAATCTTACCTGAGTAAGTTTTGTAAAGACCGCCAATACACTTTAAATATTAAAGAAAGCAAGAATCCCCTATGCATAACGGAGGAGAAACTTCTGGACTTTTACGATACGCTGAAAGTTTCTGTAAAGAAACAGCGGGTAAAAATGCACCCTCACCAAAGCCAAGCAATTCTTCACGCTATCAACTCTCACCGGTGTGTAATAATATCTCCGACAGGTTCTGGAAAAAGTTTAATAATTTACGTCTTGCTCCGCTATCTGCTATCCGTAATAAAATCAGACAGAAAGATTTTAGTTTTGGTTCCAACCGTAGGGTTGGTTACACAGATGGAAACCGACTTCTTTGATTACTCAAAGACAGATCCTTCCTGGCTATCAAGAAAATATATTCATAAAATTAGTGCAGGGCTTGAAAAAGATACCAACAAACAAGTAATTGTTTCTACTTGGCAGTCTATATACAAGTTACCACGAGAATGGTTTGATCAGTTTGATGCTATCTTCTTTGATGAGTGTCACCAAGCCAAGGCAGAATCAATTAACTTAATTGGTCAGAAGTTAACCAAAGCGTGGTTTCGTATTGGCACTACGGGCACCCTAGATCAAACACAAGCACATCGTCTGAGCATAGAAGGCATTCTAGGACCTGCTATACAATTTATACAGACAAAGAGTCTAATGAACAAAGGATTGCTTGCTACTCTTGCTGTTGACTGTATTGTACTCAAGTACACAGATCAAGAAAAACAGGATATGAAGAAACAAAAATATCCTGATGAAATCAAAACTATAATAAGTAACAGTAGGAGGAATGAATTTGTCAAAGAACTCGCAATTCATACCAAAGGCAATACACTCATCCTTTTCAACTACGTCGAAGGACACGGGAAACCTCTCCACGCTCTCATTGATGCAGCAGGAACGGATAAGAAAGTATATCTTATTCACGGAAAGACAGAAAGTGAAGCCCGAGAATCTATCCGACGTATCGTGGATACACAAACTAATGCCATATTGGTTGCGAGTTACGGTACTACTAGTACTGGGATTAACATTGTCAACATTGATAATCTTATACTCGCCTCTCCTACGAAATCTGTAATTCGTTTACTACAGAGTATTGGTAGAGGTTTACGAGTATCTTCTAAAAAGAAAACTTTGAAAGTTTATGACATTGTTGATGACCTTTGTTACAAGTCATACAAGAACCATGTTTATAGGCATTTTGAAGAACGAATCAAAATTTATAAAAAAGAAAAATTTGATTACAGAATAATGTCCATGCCACTACCTTCCGATGATAAATAAATTAGGAGGGTTACTATGTCTGACGAAGTACAAGAAACTCCCTTTGGTGGTATTGTTCGAGTTGTTAAACTTATCAATGGCGATGAACTAATTGGTTTAGTTCGAGACGCACAATTAGATAAAATTTTAATCTCATTTCCAGCCAAAATTGAAACTGCATTATCACGTGATGAAAATGGTGAGCTAATTGAATATTTTAAATTAACTAACTACGCAGCTAATCTACAATTATCTGAAATTTCAATCAATAGAACTTCTATATTATATACTGGAACTCCTGCTGATGATCTTTCTAAGATGTATGATATATTTTTTCAAGCAATGCAAACAGACCCAAAGTCAATAATGAACAATATTAGTGAAGATATTGTGGTTGGTCCAGAGACTGGACTTATGATGCTAAATGAACTCTTCAATAATGAAGATTTTGTAAATTTTGTCAACGATATGATCGACACCTATGAAGGTGCTGAAATTATGATAGATGTTGATGATGATGGAGAAGAAATAGAAGAAGCTGAGAAGCAGGAACCCTCTGTAGAGGATTTGTTGATCGAGGAGTCTCCGAAGCCACCTAAGCCAATAAAACGCCGCACAATGAATCCTGAGACGAAGAAACTACCTTATAAACCAGATGGCGACCCAAATAAAGCTGAAAGTTGGTCAGATGACCCTTCTGAGTACTTTTAATTAAATTTGATTCAATAAATTAGACTCAGCATCAGGAATCATACTATAATAAGAGTACGCAAAAGATGCATTACATTTTACCAAATTTACATCACTGTTATCAGTCTGGAAAGCCAATCCACCTAAACTGGTTGGTATAACATTGTGGAATGTAAAACTTAAATCTACAGTATTACAGTTGATTGGATTTAAAATATCTAAGACTGCTTTAATATGCCATTTTTGATATGTAAGATTGTTATTGTTATCATCATCAATATTTGATATATTTCTTATCCATGAATATATACTTTTCCAGTTAGTCAAATCATTATCAACTATAAAGTCAACTTTCAAAGGTTCAAAGTTTGCTGCTAGAGTTGGAATAGGAATAGTTGTACCAAGAGTAGTGGGTTGTTTAGTTTCACCAATACTCAGACCTGGTAATGTTACACGTTGACACATAAGTTCAAATTGACTTGTTCCTCTGGAAAAAGTTAATCTGAAATAGTTGTTATAAAGTGGGTTTATATTATTTTTACATACTGTCATAAAATTATTTATTTAAAATGAAAGACCTCCCCATTTCTGGGGAGGTCTTCGTGTTACTTATACATGGTCAGTTTTTAGAACTGAGTATTACCATGTAGATTTGTTACAGCAGTGAAACGGTAGTACTGATTAAGACCAGCAGTTAGGCTATCACCATCGGGGGTAGCACCATTAAGAACGTATGGGTTAGCAACAACACCATAACGAGTCTTAAAGGCAATACGTGGTTGGAACGTATTAGGATCAACAGCTCGAACCATTTGGAGCGGAACGTATGGGCAGTAGAACAGACCTGCATCATATGGAGACTCACCCTTATATCCACAGACAAAGAAGTTTACTCCGGCTGGGCTATATGGATCGATATAAACCTTAATCTTGCCACTTAGTACACCAGCAAAGGTGCTTTGTGTGTCATCAACGTTTAGTTGAGGAGAAATAGCAGGACTGAGACTCATGAAACCTGACATAGCAAGGGCAGCTGCAGTATCACTATCAGTGATGATGAAGTTACCGCGACCACGACGAGTTTCCTTGGCGATTGCATTGCATTCACGCTCGATTTGGAAGCTAAGACCACGGAAACGTTCCGCAGACCAACGACCATCAGAATCTTGGTCAAGATCGTAGAATCCAGGACTAGCAAGATCTTTTTGTTGTGAACCAGCACGAGCAACATAATAGATGCTTCTTACGATTTCGCGATTGATTTCAGCAAGAATTTCAGTGCTGAGAAGATTTGCGAGTTCGGCTTCAGCGTCTAGACCGTGAACAGCCTTAAGATCTTGTGCCAACTCAATTGTGTAATTGCTGCTAAGAGCACGAGTCTTAGCTTGAACAGCCACACGGTCAATTGAGAAAGCCATTTGATTATAGGTTTTATACGGATCAAGAGCATTTGCACCGCCACCAAGACCTTCACCGTTATTGGTAAGCATACCACGGTAAGTTGATAGTGCTGGATTACCTGCACGAATTTGCGTTGGGTCAGAACCACCCGAAGTACCGCAAAGACCTCTAAGAGCTCTCTCTTGTGCACTCAAGGTATAACCAGAACCACTCCACGATGGACTTGGCTCTTGGAACATAGCTTCCATATAGCTTGAACCTGCACCGTATGTTCCACCAGTTTGATATTGTGCACGCATGGCAAAGATAAGACCTGTTGGAGCGGTCATTGGTTGAACGCCACAGATATCATAGGCCATTAGATTTGGCATTGCACGGCGAACCAAGCTGATGAGTACTGGGTCATAACCAGAAACTGCACCAGTGTTGGTGAACGAAGAAGGCATTCCAAGATTATTGGAAGTCATGTCTTCGCTAAGATGTTGCGAACGGATTGCTTGTTCTTCGTTTTCGAGAAGAACGGCAGTCACTTTACGACGGTATTCATCTTTAATTGTTGGAAGTGCATCATGGTTTAGAACCGGATTCCACTTCTCAGTTAAGATGTCATAAGGGGTTTGGTCTTGAAAATTCATTTTATTAGTATCTCCTGTAATTAAAATTATTTAGTAATTTTAAACTTTCTTGTTAATGCGTCCCAACGCAGATGCGTATCCTTCTACCAAAGTCGTTGGGACTTCTTTAACCTTGGAAAAAGTTTGTTCTTCGTGCATAATTCTTGGTGCAGAGTATTGTCTTGCATTATTCAAGTAACTATCTTTAATTGCACTTAATTTGTTTCGATATTCTTCTGGTCCACCAAAAGAGACGTTTTCCATCAAGGCTTGAAGTTTGGCAACTTGTGTATCTGCAAGATCTTTGGTCTCAGCTACAAAAATTCCTGCACATTCAGTTAGTGCAACTTCTTTCTTGAGGTTAATGTTATCATTCATTCTTTGATTGAGTTGTTCATGCAAGCCCTTATTCTGAGCATATAATTCATCAAGGACATTATATTTTTCAGCAGGAACATCGATGTAATGGTTCTCGAAAAGATTCTTCAAACCAGTAATAAAGTTTTCTGCGATTTGGGTTTTGATACCTTGTTCAACAGCAACTGCATTATCAGTCATCCACTCTTCAACAACATACTCCAAATAATCGTCAACTTTTTCAACCAAATTATTTGTTACGTTTGAAAGATATGTTTTGACATTTTGGTCAACTTCTTCTAAGACGATAGCAACATTCTTTTCTACACGGTCTTGAACAGCTGCTTCAAATACACCTTCGAGTTGTTCGACAAGGCTAGAAGATACGTTGGAGTCACCAAGAAGACTGATGATTGAATCACGGAATTGTGATTTATAACCTTCAGCCATACCTTCTCCTGCATCATCCTCTTCCTCTTCTTCTTCTTCATACTCATCAAATTCTTCTTCTGGTGGTTGGGGTTGTTGCATACCAGAATTAAAACCAGAACTATATGCAGATCTTGCGTCAACAGCACCACGAAGAGGAGTCTGTGAGGTTCCACGATTCATCATGTTGGTATCAACCGGAGAAGGAAACATAGCTGTCTTTCCATCGGGCATATATACTTCACCGTTAGCTGCACCTGTTTGCATACCCATTTGTTGCACACCCATTATTTCTGGTCTACCCTTTTCTGGTACACCTACTTGTGGTTGGTTTCCCTGTGGTTTATCCATTGATTGTGCACTCATTTGTGGTTGACCCATGGGTGGTTGACTCGACATTGATTGAGCCATATGTTGAATTGTTTGCTTTAATGATTTTTTGTTGTTTTGTTTCATATCAATATATTCCTGACCTTTAATTATTTATAAATTGTTTATAGTTTAATATTTCCAGCACCAGATGTTATCTGTTTTGTCTGACGTTTTCCTAATTTTGATAGTTGATCAGAAACGTAATCAACTCCCATAACTTTCGTTGCATAATCTAATGGATCTACACCCATGGCTGTTAGGTATGGTAATTTTCCTGCTATACTTTGACCAAGTGGTCCCATAAAAGCTAAGGCTGTAGATGCAAGACCAGCTCCAGCTACTCCAGATATAGCACCTTTAACCAAGCCAGTTCCACCACGCATTCCTGTCTCTGCATTAGGATCTAATTTATATCCCATTCGTCTTTTGAGAGTTCCAAGTGCCCCCAGAAAACCTAAACTTGGTTGACCAGAAGTTTCTTTATCTAAATCAATATCAGAACCAAGAGCGGTTTGTAAAGCACTTTTGTAATATGACGCTTCTGATTGCTTTTTCTTTTTCTTAGTTTTCCCTGTAACTGGATCTATTTCAGTATCAGATGGATCATAATCTGCAATAGTTGATCCATAACCTGGAGTCATTCCAACACCACCACCCCCAGAAGTATTTTCTCTAAGAGTGTAAAGTAAAAAATCTTTTGTATTTTGGTTTAAGTACATTTTAGATGTTCTTGAAAAAATCTTCAAAGATTTTTACAACATTTTTATTAAGATTTCTGGAAGAAGAATTTTTTACAATACGTCTTGCATTTGCAATTTGGTGTTCAGACCACATACCATTTTCCATAATCCATTCTCTGCCTTCCATGATTCCATTTACAAAAGCATTTGGGGCTGAAGGATCGGCTACAATATCAATTGCAGCCAACATAAAGTCTTCTTGAACTTCTTGATAACCATTCTTTGCTTTGAGAGATCCCATACCACGAGTAGATACACCTAATTGTGCACCCTCGTCAATGAGATTTTTTACAATCTTTCCCATTGGTGTATCAAGAACTTTTGCCTTGCCATAGATACTTTTTCCATTTTCATGGAGTTCTTTAACAATATGAGATACTCTATCAAGATTGACAGTAGGACCAGTTGGATGGTTTAATTCTCCTAATGCTCTTCCTTTATTGACATATTCAGTAATATATCGGTTGGTTTCTTTGGCTAGAGTAGATGTCGGATAAATTCTACCATTGCGGTTTTTGGTATCAGATTGCATAAAGACACCTTCAATGAAATAATTCTTATCTCCATTGCCAACATTTTCTTTAATATATTTTATGTCTTCAGTTAGTTCTGTAATTAATTTCATTGTTTTGGTTCTTTATTAAAATAAATTATTGGGGAGGAATACATTGAACGTCTGGAGTACGATCATCCATCTCTTCAAATAATTTTTTTGAAATTTCAACATACTTTTCACTTAAAACATTTCCAACTTTATTTAAAAGTACTCGTGATGTCGTTTCTTTAAATGAAACGGCATTTTCTTCAATTACATCTTTAATCATTTCTCTTACTGTATTTTTCATCTGAAAAGTCCTTTAGCGGTATTGTAAAAATCTATATGTTGTTTAAAATTATTTGAAGATTCAAAAATAGAAGTTATCATTTGTTTTCTACTTTCTGTATTCAAATTATCAAACAATCGTTTTAGTGAAGTAATATCATTTTCTGTAATATTTATAATACTTCCATCTTTTAGTTGAAGTTTATCTTTAGTTTCTAGAATATTTAAAAAATATTGAAGATCTTTAGAATTTTCTATTGATTCATGAGTTAAAAAAAGATTTTTATTAGTTTCTTCTAAAACACCAGAAATGGCAGCATTTAGTTTAATTGATAAACTTTGAACTATATTCTTTTTAAAATAATCCTCTTCTCTTTCTAAAAGAGCCTGAATACCATTTTTTAAAAGTTTATAGGAAATGTCTGTCATTTTTGTTCTTCTTCTTGATCAGGTACTAGTCCTAATTGTTGTTGTTGTGCGGCAAGTGCAGCCTGTTCAGCCTGTAACTTCTGTTTATCTGCTGCCATTTGAGTATCAATTGCTTTAATCTCTTCTTCAGTTTGTCGTAAAATCTTAGTTCTTACATAGTCAACTGAAAAATATTTACCAACATATGGTTCTATGAAAGACAGAGTTTTCATTCGTTCACCCAAAATTTCTGCTTCTTTTAGATCCCAGAAATAATTGTCACTATTAAATACAAATTTAATATCTTTCTTTAACTCATTCCAATCACTTTCAGTAACAACACCTTTTAAAATCAATTGAACACGTAAAAAATCACAAAACATCTTAACAAATTGATGACGAATTCTTTCAATAAATTTATAGAATTTTACTTCTTCACGTGTAATTTCAACAGAACGACCTAAATTAAACCCAGACTGATCAGCTGCTAAACGACTCAATGGTACATTTAAAGATGCGTAAAGTTTCTTTTTAAAGTAATCTACGTCTTCAATTTGTGACATGGCATTACCACCGGGAAGAGTGGTAATTTCGGTTCCTCTTGAACCTTCTCGACGTGGCAACCAATAATCTTCTAGAACCGATAGATGGTTACGTTCATCACGAACTTCACCGGTAGACTGGTTATATGTGAGCTTATTTCTAAATCTGCTCATCATATCTCGCATATACTGTTCAGCTTTTTGTTTTGGTAATTGACCAACATCCACATAAAATACTCTGCGTTCTGGTGCACGTGCTACACGATAAACTAACAGAGCATCTTCGAGTTGACGAAGCATGTTTAGTGGTCTAATTGCTTTATGGAGATAACCCAATACTCTTTTAGTATTAAGGTCTACGATACCAGATGGGCAATAAACAACACTATCAATAGATAAATGTAAACCACTGGGACCAGTTGAAAGAAATGTATCTTTTTCTGTATTCGTATAAAGATAATATTCTTCAATATCTTTCACAACAGAAACAGATTGATTTTCTACTCGTTCCATTTCTTTCTTGACTTTTCTTATTTTTTTAATTTTCAGAGGATCAATAGGAATAATTTCTTTAATACCATCACCCGGTAAATCTCTATCAATTACAATATTATAAAAAATACGAGAGTCAATATACCAACGTCTAAAGATTTCATACGCTTTATTGTTAAAATCCATCAAATGGACTACTCTATCAAATTCTTTATATATTTTTATTTTGATAGGTTCTGGAAGAGGTACTTCTTTTAAATCAATTTTAACAACTTTACGATCTGTACCAAATACAATTGATGCGTTTACAATTTCATCAACAGCATTGTCAATTTCTGGAAAAACTGACATATTTCTATATTGAATTACAGAAGTATTTTCATCACGAAGATTTACACCATAATCAAGAGCAGTACCAAAAAATCCCCCTGCTTCTACAGTTACAGTTCCATCAAACATCTCGGGAACCGTAAACGATTGAAGAAGCTTATCTTCTTTTTTTTGTTTAGATGGTTCTTTTTTACCGAATTGAAATCCAAAAATGTCAAGTTCCATGTAGTCCTTTTTATGTCACGTTCTGTATATTTATGTAGTCGTAAACCATCACAACATCAAACACATTTAAAGCATTTGGTCTATTCATATTAAAATTAATAGGATTAATAGCCTTGGGCCAGCAACCAAACAAAGTAATTTTTTTCAATGGTGTATCTTCGTCCCCATTTAGATTCATGTGATTAATAGTCCAAGTAGATTTAAAAGTTTGTGTTTGGTGTCTTAAAACTGAATTATTTACTGAATTAGCATCATGATTATTTAAAGCATTTTGCCATTTTTGAAACCCAGTCCATAGATCACCAGGAGCACTATCATCTAATACAGTTATAGACCAAACAGGATATTGCTTTTCTCCTGGATAGTGTGATTTTCTACCTCTATAATCATAACTTAAAGTCTGTGTTTGAAGCTGTGGAATAGCAGAAGCACGTATATGAAATCTGGATGCACTTTGTCCAGAAAATGGAATACTTCCTGTAACAAAAAATCTGTTTAGTCTGGCTCCACCTTTGAAATTTTGTTTAAAATCATTTAGCATTAGTTTATATTTACAATGTTTAAGTAATCAAAGGTTAAAGTAACACGAAATACGGAAGGTTCAGTCGAACCCATATCCATTGTTAAAGCTCCAATTTCACTTGGCCAACATTTATATAAAATAATTTTTCTAAGTTGGTTTCCATTTAAATCAAGTTGTTGAATATTCCATGTAGTTTGCAAATTATTATAAGCATAGTCATTATTATATACTCTATGGGTTTGGTGACCGTCTAATAGTTCTTTCCACTTATTAAAGGCTCTCCATATATTTCTATCCCCACTATCATCAAACACGTCTACAGACCAATTAGGATATTGACGATCTCCTGGTAAGTAGTATGCTCTTCCTCGATAAGGTATAGAAATAGTTCCCACTTCTGATCTTGGAAAAGATGATGCAAATATTTTAACATTAAGATCTTTATTATTGGGTCTAAGTACTCCAGATGGCCAAAAACCATTTACTTGAAAGCGGTTAGCTCGGGTACCACCATTAAATCCATTTTTAAAATCTAATATTGAATTATTGGCCATTTATGTTAACTCGTTAGTGTTACATTTATTACAAACTGATCAACACCTAACAGTGGTTGTATGATTAAACTAATATTTAATGTAGTAGCATAATCGGTATTATTTGATGAATCACATATAACTTGTGCTGCAGACCTTACCATTGCATAAGAATATTGATCTAAAATACTAGTTACTTCAGATATAACAGAATCTCTTGTTGATTGAATATTTAATTCAAAAAGATATTTAATTCCAATGTTAGTTACTTGTTGAGTTAAAATTCTTTTTAAATATGCTGCTCCAAACCTTTCAGAAACAGTAACAGCAGAAGTAGATCCAGTAGCACCAACTAAATCAGAACCTAAGAATTTAGGAGTATAATTTACATAAAAATTAACACGATTTGTTCTTAGTGTTGTTTTTATTGTATCACTCCAATTAATTGAATTTATAATACCTCTATTAAGAACAGTAGATCGATCTAAACCACCCACAGTTAAAAATATTTGATCTAAATTTTTTGCTGAATTAAATGCACCAGCAACATCTGCTACAGCTGGAATTTGATAATTTAATTCGGTTCCAGTTGATAAAGTTGTTGCAGAGTATGTAGTTCCATTAACTCCATAAATGTTAAAGATTCTATCAGCAACTGTGGCTCCAGATATAAAATTGACATTTGCTGGAGTACTAAAATATGCTGCAAAATCTGCAGCTGTAATACCATTTCCATCATTACCTGATGGAAATATTCCAATCATAGCTGGTTTATTTTCAATATATTTTGCTAGATCTCCATTAGCAGTATTTCCAATAAGTACTTCAAGACTTGTATTATTAGCAGTTTCGTATGCTTCTAAACCAGAAGTTGTGCCACTGATAACCAATTTACCACCGTAAGCAAGATAATGCATACAATGTAAGAAATCATTTCCTTGTGGTTTTCTTGTTGTGATAGTTGTTGTATTAGTTTGTTGAAACAAACCCCAAGTACCACCACTCCCAGTAAACGCTACAAGAGCATTTGTAACACCCGAAAGTTTATTTAAATCTCCAACAAAAGATCCTGGATTATTATAAACAATATATTGATCAGAAGTACTTCCTAAAATTGGTGTTGATTTATAATTTCTTGCATATATCAACCAACCAAATAATCCACCGGGATCTTTTTCTGCTGATCCAACGCCACCTGGTACCGTACTTGTAAATGCGGGAAGATTAAATGTCGAGCCAGCTACAATTGCGGCTTCCAATGGATTACCAGAAGTTAAATTGGTATTATATTGGCTTGAATTTAAAAATGATCCTAAAGTCGGAATTGCGTTGGGCATAGGGTACCTTATCTATTAGAAATATTTATACTTTTTTTAAATAGGATACCAAATTACCTCACCATCTGAAAATTGTTCTTTATCATCTGCACGCTCACTATTTTCCATAAAAAGCACATTATCGTCATTTACATTTTCAGGTTTAGCATAGGAAAATTTAGCACTTTCAATCAAATCGTTATAATATTCCTGTCTAGATAGCCAAGAAAAGAAGACTAAGGTCATAACCAAATCATCATGTTGACCTTCTTCTGCTTTATATGTATTAGATCGAGAAATAAATGACATCAATTCTTGAATAATTCTATCATCATTTAATAAAAGTTTATCTTCTTCTACCAAACGTTTTAATATTGCACATCCGAGCTTTTTGGTTTGTGCTGTGGTGCGAATTCCCATTTCATTTTTTCCAACTCCCCCAAATCCTTGAGATAGAACCTGACCTTTTCTACCCATAACTTTTGTCATAAGTAAATTTTCATAGCCAAGTTCATTGTACAGTACATGAGAAACTTGGGCTCCCAAATCATTGGTTTCAATCAATACATAAGCATTGTTATATTTTTCACCAGCAGATTTTATTAATTGAGGAAAATTAAAAGGACTAATGGTATTATTTTTATATGTGGCAACAACTTTATAAGGACTCTCAGACCCTTCTATAACTGAAAATGCAGAATAATCAGCACCCTGTCCTCTTGATACATCTGCTTGTAAAAAGTATATTTTATCTTTTATAGGTTCTTCAAAAATTCGTAAACCTTCTGCATTTTCAGATAAAAATTCTTCTGCTGCTAATAAATTTAATTTTGTTGATGAGATTAAAGTATTAGAAGATCCCAAGAAACTACAACCATATTCCTGGTTAAACTGTTCTTGGCTTGTGTTTGCAATCTGCTCTTCTGCCCATTCAGCATTTCTTCGTGGTCCACCTGGAGTAATGGGAACCTGAGTCCAATCAACTTCAATAGGTACAAATCTATTTTTAAGTTTATGACCAGCTGGGCGGTTAGCATCTACCCAAAGTTTATGAAAATGGTTCATACCATTTGGAGTAGAAACAATTATTAATTTGGTAGTTAAACCAGCTGAAATGGTCGGATAGGTTGAAGAATAGAATTCTTCTGCAATATGTGACGGTAAGAAGGCATACTCATCTAACAACAATAGGTTATACGAGCCACCACGGATCGCTGAGGACGATGTTGCATCACAAACCACTCTAGACCCGTTTTCTAATTTAAAACTCGTCTTATTCCATTCTACTACTCCCTGTTGTAGAAAATGTGGTAGATTTTCATATGCTAATTGAAGTTTGGCAAATAATTCATCTTTTGCTGTCTTCAATTTATTGGCAAGAATAGCACAACTGACAGATTGATTAAATGTAACGTAATGAGCAATATAACCAATAACTGAAGTTGATTTACCGGACTGGCGAGGCCATTTAGAGATAGTGAATCTATTATCATGAATGGATTGAACAAATTTTTCCTGGTAATCATATAACTTAAAAGGCATAATACCTTTATCAAGTGTTTTGACTTTTACATATTTGGTACAAAAATATACAGGGTCTTTAGCACACTTTATATATTCATCTAATTGCTCTTTAGTATATTGTAATTCTATACCAGGAGGTTTTAGTTTTGGGTTATTTCTATACCCTTGATTTTTATTATTTAAGCTCATCTTTATTTACTATTTCAGCTTCTATAAGTTTTTCAGTACTACGATCTTTATTTAATAAATTTTGAAGATCTTTTGTAGAACCAACAAATACTGAATTATTGGTTTGATTCAATTGAACTTTTTGTGAAGTAGTATCTTTAGCTTTTTTATGTATATCTAACATATTGTTATTTAAATCAGACATAGTTTTAAGTAAAATTGCAACAACTTCAAATGCTCGTGGAGAATCTGATTCAGTTGCAACTTTAAGAGCACTTTCAAGTGCTATAGTACCCGAACCTAATAAATCTTTATAATTGGACTGTGCTAATTCATAATCCTTTTGAAAATTGTTATTATCAAAAGTACCACCAGTAGTATTTTTTTCTACTATTGGTTTTTCCTGAGGTTCGGAAACATTAAAAAAATTAGACAGATTTTTATTTATATTCATATCACTCAATCAATATTATTAATAATTCCAATTTAAATCAAATGATATTCCTGGAGGACCTACAGATGAAATTACATTCTGTGTTTCAATCTTACCAAAGATATATGATTTGGCAACAAAACTAAAACTTGAAATATTTACTCTACGGTTTCCAAAATCACCATCATATCGTTCACTTATATTATTACTTAGCATAGTTATAGGAATTCTAACATCACTTTGTGCACTATTCATGTCAATTGTTATAATATGATCTGGATTGAAATATGGAATAATTTGTTCTACAATTTGTAACGTATCATCTAAATGTCTCGTATAGACAAATAATGAAAAAGAAACATTAACTGGAACTTCTTCTGTAATAAAATTTGCACTAGACCCAGTACAATTCCCAGGCGAACCTACCATTGTTTTACTGGTATTTGATTTATTTCTTCTTCTAGATGGATCAGGTGTAACTGATGACATCATATAACTTAATCTAGGTAATTGATTTTCAATGCGGGTACCATCATTAATAGAAGATGTTTCTAACAAGCGTCTAATAAATTTTTCTTGTGGAGCATATGTAATTGGAACACGAATTATTAATGGAGAAACAGTATCTTCAGGATTGTCATGTTGAACATTGATATTGCTAAACAATGATCCAAATCCAACTACTAATTTTCTTAAATTTTGATTATAGAAGTAATTAAACATTTAATTTCCTATTAGCATGGTTCATTTTTATCAATATTAAATAATATTGCTTCATCATCTATAACATCATTTATTCCGGCAGTAGTTCCTAAATTATTATTCAAAGCAATAACATATGGATGTGAATTAGTATATAATGTCTTACTTCTATCTTCATTTGTATTTATTAAAGAATACCCGGTAGATCCTCCGGGAGTTACGACACTACCAGTAACACCTTTTACTGTTAGTAATTTTTTAGTACTATCCCAGTTTGTAACTGTTGCTGAACCATAAAAACTTGTAGTTTGTAAAGGGCTTAGTTCAGAAGAAAATAACGAAGATGAAAGATAATTATTTGCACCACTATAATCTGGAATTAATCCAACATCAGATGTTATTCCACCAGCAACTGGTACAGCCCATAAGAAACCCGGACCATCTATATCAATTTCTGCACGGCTAATACATTCTTCTATATTCAATCCTCTTGTTAACAATAGATTATTTAATTTATCTGTAAAGTCTGTTGTAAAAATATGATTCATTTCTAAAGTTCCTAGAAACATAGTTCTGCCAACAGTAATTCCTTGTCCTACAAAATATTCTGCCTGTGCCCCGGTTGTAGTATTTAAGTTAGCAGCTGATCCAGTTATAAAATATGGTGTTCCACTATCACCCACATGTAGACTACATGCAATATTATCTGGTTCCATATTATGGGGAAATGGCTCAATTAAAGAAAATTTATGTGATATAAAAATTTCACTTCTAGCATAGGAAAGTGGTAACGAAGATCGGAATTGAGTTGGATTTGTTAAATCCATAACTTTTGAAATTCTTTTACAATATACTCTATCTTGACCATCTAATGCATATACTTTTCTACCAACTTGTGACATAAACTTAGCATCATTATAATTAATATTATCACGTTCTCCTGTAAAACCTTTACGGATATATGCTTGTGTATCAATTAATTTAGCACCAGTAAACCCAGACACTGTGGGCCAGACATTATAAACACTCATATTATTTAAATCATCTTGTGTTAATTCTGAATCCAATTCATATAAATACAAATCTACAGGATCTATTAATGATCCGTTTGAAGCACCTGGGGTGGGATATCTCCAATCTTCAAATGTGTGAATTCTAGTTAGGGTTCTTGTAACTATTACTCCATCTCTTCTTATCCACTGTACGTTATATAATATATTATTTGGTCCCGCAAAATGTTTAACTGCCAATGCATGTTTTTTGGTAATTAAAATATTTGTCCAAAAACCAGAATTCCAAAGATTCCAATTATTTGGTACACCATTTATAAAACTATGATATCTTGCAGTACCAAATCTATCACTTCCTACATTTCCTGCTGTTGGTTCGAACCCTTGGGCACTAGCGGGAAATGGAGTATTTACTTGAATATTAATTAAATCCGGAACAGGATTGATCCATGGTTTACCAAAAGATCTTGCTCTGATAGAACATCCACTTAAATCTGGAGGAGAAAAACTGTCATATGCTTTTATATAATAACTAATACCATCAATAACAGTATAAGGTGTACTTTGATACCCAGCAATCCAACATTTATCTAATTTTTTATCACCACTGGTTTTCCACCAAGCTGTGTTTATACCTGTTGGTAAAACGGAATCCGTGGGATTTACTATTTCACTTGGATATTCGTAGTAATCATGTCTAATTGGATTATATCCCATATGCCTACCCCAAAATGATAGACCATGTAAAGCCTGTGAATTAGTTATACCCCATAGAGTCATATTTGCTGTTTGATTTCCTATCATTGGACCGGGTACATATTTTGGCTCTCCTAAGTTAGGATTTGGTATTAGTGATCTTGTTTGAAAAGATTCATATATAGATGAATATATTTCGTTTATAGTTTTTCTAGCAGTACATAAAGCAATAGTTCCATATTTTGTACAAAAAACTTTTTTTGTCGAACCCGGAACACCTACTGTTGGATATGACATTCTTAAAGTTTCGTCCATAACAAAATTTGATAATGCTAATGAATCAGGAAATCCGGGTATACTTGCTTGTCTATAAGTATTATTCCCCCAACATATTACTGTTCCATCTTTTTTTAGTAGTGCAGTATGTTCTAATCCCCCTGCAATCTGCAATCCACCTGTACCAACACTAACGGGAACATTACATTGACCATTATCATTCATACCCCAACAAACAACAGAACCATTTTCTCTTATTGCCATAGAGTGTTTATGTCCAGCACCTATTGCAATACATCCTGTCAAACCAAAAGGTACAGTAGCTTGTCCATAAAAGTTATCACCCCATGCATATACGGTACCATCTTTACTTAAAGCAAGTATATGATTTAATCCACTAGTAACATAATCTGCAGTTATACCAACTGGTATATTATTTTGCCCAGATGACGTTAATCCCCATACAGTTATATTTCCATTATTTTCTAAAGCAACAGAATGTCTATTCCCAGCAGTAACCATTTTAACATTTGATACATTTAAAGTTGTTGGAATATTACATTGTTTGCTACCATTTTTTCCCCAAGCATATAATGTACTACCGTTTAAATTAGTATACATAACCAAAACATGATTAGATCCACATGCCATTATATTTTCATTAATATATTTTAAATTATCTTGTTGATAAAATATAGTTGGACGAGCAACTTCTTCAAATATTTCACTACCATTTAAAGTCATTTCATAATATTCTGGTAGAAAAGGAAAAATAGGATCTACTTCATAATAACTCAAATTCCCATATATTTTATTACCAATACCATATCCAATTTCATTAAAAACTGCTAAATTGTTAAAACACGCAGTAGAAATAGATATATTGGTTCTACGATTTGAAGGATTTGTTATAGGTCGAGGACCATTGGTCCACATAGAAAATAAAGGTTCAAAAAACCTTTGTCTCTGTGATAATTTAATATCAATATCTGACACTGACGGCGCGACACTTGTTGCCCAGCTAGTAATTCCACCTATTTTTCCCCATGCAGTTATGTGAGTTGGCTCAAAAGGCTCTTGTTTAAATGAATTGTATATTACTCCCATTATATTCCTTAATTATATTATTGTTCCAACATATTATAAACTGGTGGAAACAAAGTTTGTTGATCATTTGATGAATAGTATAATTCAATAACATCTTCTACAGCAAAATCTCCACTTCCATTTAAAACAAGTAAAGAATTTTCATAATCTATTTGCTTTGTACCAGAAGAAACTTCATCCAATACATCAACACCAGTATCAATCTTTTCATAACTGTATGTAAAGAGTTCAGCTGTTATATAATATGAATATAATTTTCCCAATGGATAAAATGGATTTTCATGTTCTACAAAATTAATTTCAAATAAAGATTTTGATAGAGGAAAATATATAAGATCACCTTCACGTGGTCTTGTAATTGACGTATCATTAATCGTTATTTCATCTTTAAATCTTTTTCTTGCAAATACTAAAGTAACTTTATCTTTGATTTCAATACCAAATTGAGAAATTATATCAGTACCTTCAAAGCCTTTATAAGATTGTAGATACATTTCCAATGTATAAGTTTTACTAAATGACGATGCAGGATTTTCACCAAATAATTTATCTATATTAAAATATTTTCTTGGAATATATAAACAATCTTGTCCGGTTGCTTTTATAATTTCAATAGTAATATCTTCAACAAGATTTTGTTCATTCCCGTAATTATAAAAATAAGGATTGGTTGCCATGGTTATCCAATCATAGGGTCGACTGGTAGTTCTTGTGTTTTTAGTAAGGTAAGTTCAATTTCTTTAAGTTCTGATACAGCTTCATTTAATATTGCTGCAGCATTTAACATGGCTCCACCAGGTAAAGGAACTCCTGCAAATTTAATTAAATTTTGACCCCATTGTTTCTTTAAAAGAGCAGTAAAATATCTTTTAAATATTCTATCAGTCCAAACTTTTTCATACTTATATGGATCAATCTGAACATATGCTTCAACCATTAAGTACTTTCCATTTGATAATGATGAATAATCAGTATCTAAAAATAAAGTATCAGTTGTACGGGTATATGTGTAAGATACGGGATAATTAAAGACATCATTTATTAGCTTAATATAACTCATAGCTTCCATATATGCTGCCATAGGTCCCGATGGAGTAGCCGACTGGCTATTATAAAGACCAAAGAAATCAAATAAAGTCATTTGATATCTTAAATCAAACATATAATCACCAACTTGACTAGTTGGTGTAAAAACTTTAGTTATTGTTCTTATATCTGTTGCAGCAGGCCAGTATCCAGTAGAACCATCTTCATTGGTTTTTATTTTAGCCCCTAATGCATTTCCAAAAGTAGTAGTATTAAAAGATTTGGTAGCAATATCTTCTTCCGTAATAGGATATACGTAAAGAGCTCGTTGATTGAAGTCAAAATGACGTTCAAACATATATTCTAAGGCTTCATCTAATCTATCTTCGGCTTGTTGGGGGTCTATATTGATCTGTAATACAGGAGCTCCAAGAGATCTAAAACAATAGTTGATAAATTCTTGTCTTGTAGTAGGTTTCGCCATTATACAAATATTTATGAATTCTCTATAATTTTATTTACTTCAGCTATTATATTTTCTTTTTCTTCAGATCTACCAACAGTTACTTGTATTAAATTCAATAATTCAGGGTCAAAATTTTCAATTTGTTCTTTTCTTTCTGGAGAAAGATTGGAATTTGGATCATAATTGGTAAACCCAGGCAATTGAAGTGGACAATTTAAACTGGGATAATCTAATTTAGCATATTCACCATCAGCTTTTATTAACCAAGTATTAGTATTATCACCACAACCACATCCACCACAATAGAAATATTCAGAATTGTTACTTTTTCTTAAATTATGACAAGGAGAAATATCTCCATGACCAAAACAAGAAACTGTTCTAATTTTTTTAGTGATTAAATCAATTTTATTATTTGTTAAACCACGGCTGGCTAGAGCCATCGCCAATGAAATCATCTTTTTAAACATTCTTATACACTTTCATAAACTATAGTCATTCCTGCTGGAATAACATGTTCAGACAAAAATAATTTGTGTTTATCTAAAACATTAGCCTTTATATTTATTACTCCCGGAGCAGAAGTATAGACTTGAGTTGTTGAGTAAGGCATATTTAATAAAGTTGTCAAAACATATTTGATCGCCTTATTGGTTCCTTTTATATCAAAATATGAACCCTGTACTTGAATAGAAAATCTTCTTATATTTGGTAATATATCAGATAAATTATCACTTGAAAAATCAGCACTAGGAAAATAACTTTCGGCAATACCTTGTAATAGTTTATAATCAATACTCATACCACAACGAATATTTTCCCAATCTAATTGGGCACCATATCCATATTTAAGACTAAACAGCCATCTAAGATAATTTTTAAATAATGGAATAACTAATACATTATCCGTATTATTATCATATTCTTTAATAATCCACGATGGAAATAAAGACTTGATAGTAAGTTTATCACCAAACCAATATTCTCCTTGAATATTGCGAAATTCAGATCCATAGTAATTACTAACAATATCAACAAATTTATTAACTTTTACTTCTAAAGATACTGGAAGATGGTGAAATAATAAAATCATAATGTGTAATTAATTGATATTCCAGCTGGACCTGTCGAAGATAAAAATGTTAATAATAAAGTTTGATCAGAAGCTGATAATGAAGCATTTACATAAACATTTACAGTATATGGGCTTGCTCCATTAGAAACCGTAATTACAGTTTCATCATCTGTTCCAGAAATTCCAGAAGACATTACAGCATATTTAAGATCATTTAGTGTAACCCAACGTTTTCTACCATTACCATTAAATAACACTGTTGCCCTAGCACGTTCTACACTTAAATTATCATATCCACCAGATGGGGTTAATGAACTTACAAATATTGTAGAACTTAGCGGAGTTATTGCTGCACCATTACCTTTACTACCATTTGTAGTCAAACCAATAATTTCAACACGTACATTTAAATCAATTGCAGTAGAATTAATAAAATTATTAGTAACCATGTATCCACTCGGTCCATTAATTACTGTAAAATAATTACCAGAAGTAGTTGCTTCTGCACCTCTATCAACTCTTGTGTAAACAGTTTCTGCACCAGTTATAACATTAGTAGTAACAAAAGTAATTGTACGCGGATCCACTGTTAAAGGAATTATTATATATTGACCCTCAAAATTATAATCAGTATAACTTACAGCCTGTGTGCCAGAATATAATTTATATGAATTGGTACCTATAGCAATATCTTGAATATTAAAAAATAATATATTAGTTCCATCTATTGCTTGTGATGTAAATGAAGTATAAGCAGGAATAACTGCGGAGGCTTCTAATGTTATATCTGTGGTAGCTGATTGAGTAAATGGTAATACAATAGATTCATTTGCAGCCAATCCAGAAAAAGATTCTAAGTTTTGTGCAGAAACCTTAAATGATTCATTAAATCCAAAATAACTATATGCACCATTATATGCAGTAGCTGTAGCTAATATATTAATAAACATATTGGCTGCACTTGATGAATTCTTAAAATCAATACCGGATAAACTTGGCTGTGCTGACAAGAAACGGGTTAAAGAATTTACTATATCAGTAAAGTCTAAAGAAGAAACATTCAGATCTTTTGTATTATACGCCATTATAGATTTACCTCAATATTGCAATAAATATTGCTTTGTAATTTTATTCCATCAAAATAACCAAATTTAACTTTAAACTGTAATATACTTTGAGTATATGAAAATAACTCTACAGTAACATCTGTGACACCCTGAATTGATGCTTGAATATAGTGTGACATGGTATTTTCTAATAAAGATTTATTACTAATTGGATCAAATATATAAACATAATAATCTGAACCAAAATTTTTATCAGATGTTAGTTCTCCTTTATTTGTATTAAACAAATGGGATATTTTTTGTACAATACTATTGTACCCACTTACCATAGCAATATCCGTATTACTATTAGTAGATGGTATTTTTTCAAGGAGTATTGAAAAATCTGTGTTCTGCATTAAAATTATTTATCAGGAATCTGAGTTACAGTTAAAGCGGTTTCATGTGTTCCACCACTATTTAAGATATGTTTAACAGAAATTATCATATATAACCCCGAAAAGATTGACTTACCAGTATTGATAGGGGTTCTAGTTGGGTGATCGACTAAAAGTTCAATTATAAACCCTGGTCTAATATTATAATCACCTGCAACCGTTAAATCTATTTTTGTTTGGTATTTTAAACCATCTAAAAATTCTCTTCTATCTACAGGAACTTTAACAGAAGTTTTCCAAAAAGTTGCAACATTTAATCTGTGTTTTAAATATGCAGCGTAATTGTCACCAACCTCTGGACAAACACAACTAAAAGGTGCTTCTGGTGTTCCCCATAAACAACCCAACCAAGAAGGACCCAAAGATGATTGAACCTCGTCACATTCTCCTCCTGTTAATCCAGTTAACAAATCTCTTATAACCAATATTCCTTTTGGAGGAACACTTCCTGTAGATCCTGTCCATAAATTTGATGGTAAAACATCCAAACCTTCTGCAATTTTTTTAATTGCTGGGAATGAATCAAAACACCCCTGTAAAGAATCTGGAGAAGATGTTAAACCACGAGTTATTTCCGAATTTGCACATTCGTAACTATCCCGTGAAGTTACAGGAGTAATTGCATGTTTTGCAATAGTATACGGATAAATTTTTATTTGATTTGTATTTGACATAATATAATATTATGGACAGGTTCCATCTAAAACGTTTTCTGCAGTAAAATAATACAAATATTTATTATCGTATGATGAATTCCAATTAGATAATGTTATTCCAGATGTATTAAAAACATTTTTCCATGATTTTTTATACATTTTTACAACATGATTTATTGTACCAGTAGCATTGACTACTTGAGTAGATTTTAATCCAATAGGTCTATAAGAAAATCCAGATGGTGGAGAATTCCAACCAGGAGCATACGTTGGAGTTTGACCACCTACAGTATTGTTTGATTCATTTAAGTTGATTGCAAAAGTATTAACTCCAGTAGCATCGGGCGTTGCTGCAGATTTTACATTTGCATCTAATACCCAATGAGATAACTCCATTACATCTTTATCTGAATATATTTGATTTGGATTAGAACTAGGAGTAACAGGAGAAAAATTAATTTTATTCCAACCATAAACCCATTTAATATTGGAAGCTTGGCTATCTATTACTGTATTTTGATTATATGATGTCAATACGGCAAAAAAAGAATCATCAGAATCTTCACCCATACAACATAACGAGTACATGACAAAATTTTGTAATTCTATTTTTCTTATTAATTCTAATTGATTGTTTGCAGTAGATCCAGCAAGTTTAACTAAAGAATTATATTTTATATCTAATACTTTTTGTAAATTACTAGAACTTGGATTTGCTTGTGTTGCTATTACAGTAGGATAATATGGATCAATGGGTGTTAGATCAAACACATTTTTCCACATTTCACTGTTATCAATAAATTCATATGCTCCTGTAATCCCAGCAAGATTAAATTGATTATAACTTTTTCCTAAACCGTATTGATGTGACATGTGCGTAGATACAGATGAACTATTAGGTATAGTATTATCGTTTGGATAACCCCAACTTCCTGAATATTCTAATTCTTCGGCACCTTTAGCAAAAGCATTTATTCCTGCTGTATTTCCAACTATTTGTATATTGTATTTTGAACCATCATCTAAAAATTGATATGCCAATTCACTATAGGTGTTTCCACCAGAAGCACCTGGAATATCTAAAATTTTTGGAGTTTTTCTAACATAATAATATTGTTTAGTAATAAATTGTAAACCTTGATTAGTACTGTAATTGTATATTTTTTTATATATATTACCATTCATGGGTTGTTGTGCTTGATCACCCGAATAAATTGCATATCTTAAATTATAATTATTTAAAGCCTCATTCCCATCTCTATCTTCATCAACAGAAGATATATATTTTAAAGTAATATAATTTCCCCAATTACTCCAATACACATATCTTGGTTTATCAGCATAAGCTGCATATACACCTCCAATTAATGGAACTGCATAGTTAGTAATATAATTTAAATATTCTGCAATATTACCAGATGCTACTTCAGTACCATCTAATTTAGGATTTAAAGGTCTGTAGCAAACATAGTTATCTGTGGGAACTGGTCTATTTGCAAAAATTTTTTGTAGATAGGGCTCTCCAACACTTGACATAATTTCTTCAAAAAACTTATCTATTTGAAATACTTTAGATTTTGGATTATTTAAAACTGAAGTTAAACTATTTTCTTGACAATAAAAGTAAAATTGATTACTAAACTGCATAGAAACATATGATTCTTCGGTAGCAGATGCTGCATTATTTAAATTAGCAACGGAGTGAAATCTAAATGTATCAGTTCCACCACTCTCATAAACAAATTTTACATAATTGATATTATATTGATTAACTCTAGAAATAAAATCACCTTTGTCTCTAACAATTAAGACACCAGAAGGAAAAGCATCAAACATGCTTTCTGTTAATTCTAGTCTATGGTATTCACATTCTTCATTATTTGTTAATATGTTTAATGATATTGTTTCATCATTATTTTGTAAAAATATCCCAACTAAAGGGGAATTAAAAGGATTTGATTTAGGATTCATATACCAGAATATTTAGGTGTCACTAGAGTAGATAATGAGGAAGGTAAATCTAAAGAAGATATAACATTAATTTGTTTCGTTTCACTGGTAACAATTTGATTTAATGTAATGTCATTACTACCTGTTAGAGCTTCGGGTAAAAATTTATCTATTGTATCAAGTTTTTCTCCACCACCTTTAGTAATAATTTCTTTATCTTTTGTAGAACTAAATTGTTTTTCTATACTATCTGTATATTTAATACTACGATTAGCAGTGACATTATTTTTAATAGAAAAATATGTATCTCCACTATATAAAAATGTCAAATTAGTTACAGGAGAAGCAGACGGATATATAAATTCTTCTCCTGACGACACATAACTTGGTTTTACTGTGACAGATGTATTATACGAATTTGATTTTTCTACAAGAGCAAAACTTCCATTTAAATTAAAATTACCAACATATGAGTATTCCCATGGATTTCCAGATGTTGCACCAACATATTCTGTTAAGATACTTCCTGCTGGAGGATTAAATGTAATACCTGAAGGAGAAAAACTAGTTGATGTAATCGTTACAGGGTTAAATGATGTTTTAACTTCATTCTCTGTAATATACGTTGTGGCATTTTCTTTAGTTAAGTCAAAGGGATTTATTTTATTATTTGAATGTAAGAAAACCCACAATGAATCTGGATCATTAAATGTAGATAATGATGTTTCGATTAAAGTAGTTTGATTATCAATAACAGTTGTGATCTGTCGTTTATTATCTAATTTTTTATTATAAAAACTATAAAAATCACAAAGATTAATTGTTCCTATTGGAGTATTATATGCTCTTTTTGGTAAGTTAGTAAAAAATTTCATATTAAACTCAATTTAATTATTGGGCATATCCAAAAGTATTATATGAGACTTCTGATTTAGACCAAATATAATTTGCTGATGGTACGAATGTGCCAGTTTCAAACTCTATAAAAACCAAAGACATTAAGGTATATGAAGAAGCACCGTTTGGTAAAAATCTTACAATAGGATCAACTCTATCATTCTTTTTAACTGTTACACTTTGTAATACACACGGCAATGGTTCTCCAAGCCATACTTCAGTCAAGTTTTCAAATGAAGATGGCTGTGATCCCTTAGTAACTACAATAGTCCATAAATTTTGTGGATATGTTCTTTCAGGAAAGTCAGCAATTGCTGGATAAGACCATTTTCTAAAAGAAGCTACAATGTTTTCTACGGCTACACTTTCATTAGCATTATGGGGAGCAAAGATATAATCAAACTGATAAGTTTTTCTTGCTTCACTGATCATAGATAGTTCAGTAATATTTGAAAATCGTCTATATGTTGATGTTGCAAACTGCTTTTCGGAATAAAATTGTGCTGGTTGCAGTGTACGATCAAATAATGTGTCAAATCTACCAAATCCACCGGAGTTTGCTACCCCTGCCATGCTTAAAACAGGTCCTACTGGATTGTCAGATTGAGCAAAATCATGATTTGCTGAATATCCAGGTTCTTTGGGTAAAGGTAGCCTTATTCTTCCAAAACTCCGATTAACAATACCAGACCTGGTTCTTTCAAAATTTTTCAAAGAATATGGTGCTGTATAAAAGTTAATCCATAAAGGTTGTTCTGCAGCATAGGATCCTAATGGGTATTGTGCAAAGTATGCCATATTAATAATATTTATGATTTTGATAAATATTTTAATGGCGTATAGAACTAAATATGTTCCCTTAAATCAAAAAAAATATGTGGGAAATCCAGATTCTATCAATTGCCGTTCTCTATGGGAAAGAAGTGTATGCAAATTTTGTGATGGAAATGAAAATATTATAAAATGGTCTTTTGAAGAAATTATGGTTCCTTATCATAATCCAGTAGATAATAAGATCAGAAACTATATTCCTGATTTTCTTGTTCAAATTAAAAATAACGACAAACTTGAATCTTGGATGATTGAAGTAAAACCAAAAAAACAAACCATGTTAAAAGAAAATGCATCAAAAAAAGAAAAATTAACATGGATAGTCAATGTTGCCAAATGGAAAGCAGCAGAATTGTACTGCCAAAAACACAATTTTGTGTTTAAACTTTTAACAGAAAAAGAATTATTCTCCAATGCCTAATTTAGATAACACCATATCAAGTTTAAAAAATTACTTTACACAACATAAAGGTATTCAACGACCTAACAGATATTCAATATCATTTTTTAATACACCAAGTTCTTCATTCTTAGATCCAGAATATGTTGTAGATGAATTTTTATTAAATCAAAGAGCAATTGATCATGTTGCAGATGATTTATCTGGCTATGGCGTTGGACGATTAATTCCAAGAAGTCAAAGTTTTGCTAACGGGTTTGCTATTACATTTCCAGTAACTGGTGATAATAGAACGTTATTGTTTTTTAACGATTGGTTTAATTCTATCTATAGTGGTGGGTATTCTGTAGGAAGTTATAATACACCATTTAAATTGGCTTACTATGATGATATTGTAAAAAACTGTAAAGTAATATTAAATTTATTAGATTTAAATGGAAACATAGTTTCTAGATATACCTTTAATGAAGTGTTTCCTGTTGAAACAACTCCACTCAGGGTTAGTAGCGTTGCACCAGATCCATATTTGCGTTACACAGTAGTGTTTAACTATAGAGATTATAAAAACGAAAGATTATAATTATTATGAATTTATTAGATGAATTGAATGTATATTTTCCAAAGTACGAAGTAGTATTACCTGTAAGTAAATTAAAAGTATCATTTACACCATTTAAAGTAAAGGATGCTAAGAATCTTTCTATTATTTTACAAGAAAATAATAAAAAATTAGCTCTGATTGCTCTTTATGAGATTATAAAAAATAATACAAATAATATTGATATTAATGAATTATGTATTGCAGATGCAGAATATTTGTTTTTACACATTAGATCAAAAAGTGTAGATGAACATATCTCAGTTATATTTGAAAAAAACAAATATGAATTAAATATATCAGATATAGTTTGTGTAAATTCATTAAATAAAAAAATTGTTAATATAAACAATAATATTTTAATTGAATTAGAGTCACCTATTTTTTCTGATCTTCTTAAATTAAATTCTTTTGAAACTAATGATTTTTATAAAGTTTGTATTAAAAAAATAATTGTTCAAAAAGAAATTTATGACTTTAATAAATTTGTACCAGATGAAATTAAAGAAATAATAAACAACCTTCCAATATCAGTGTTAAAAGAATTTGATAACTTTTTATCAAATCAACCTAGACTTACAGCCACAATCAAATTACTAGACGGTTCTGAAAAGGAGGTAAATGGGGTATTAGATTTTTTTATCTTTCGGTAAGATACTTTGATCTTACCGATTATTATAAATCAAATTTTAAATTAATAAATACGTTTTCTTGGAGTATTACAGAAATAGAAAACATGATGGTATGGGAAAGAGAAATTTATATTAATTTATTATTAGAAAATTTGCAAACACAAAATTCGTCACAATCAAATAATAACCCATTTAATATAATTAATCAATGAATCCAAATATAAACCAAAACACTTTTGATTTAGATTTAAAAGCTGAACAATCAAATTTTGATCAAGCATTAAATACTTCAACCAATTCAGAACAAAGATCATATGTATTTGAAATGGATGAAATTAAACAACCAGAAAACAATGTTATTTCATTTACATCACAGTCACCACGTATTCCAGATAGAGAAGTTATAACTCCTATGGAATCTAGTATGGCATCATATGTCTCATTAAATACACCTATAGTAGAAAGTGCTGAGACAATTCAATCAGGAATGCTTAATAGAGCATCTGGGCAAGAAGAAATATATAATCAAATGAATGGAATGTATAGTGCTATGCACGAATTAAATTCTAAAATTGGTATGAAACAAGATTTAGTTAGTAATGACCAGGGTAAAACAGAAGCACGAACAGCAAATATGCAAAAAAATGTTATGTTCTTTGATCGATTAACAAAAGCATCATCTCGTCCTTCTTGGGGATAAAAAAAGCCCCTTGCGGGGCTTTTCTCAATCATTCTCCATTTCGGAGAAGTACTTTAGAGGATCTTTTTCCTCAATGTCTTCACTAACTATCGTATTAGTGACATCATCTTCAACACTCTTTGACTCAGTAAACTGGGCACGAATGTCATCACCAGTTGCCTTCTTTAGTCGAGCCTTGAGTTCATCATAACTTTTGAACTGACTCTTGTCAGTAAACTCCTTAAGAGCATATTGCTTCTTCCAAAGTTCCTCTAACTTTTTATCATCTCCACCAAGAAGAGGAGCAGGAGCAGCAAACTCTGAACGATCATAATTTACATACCCACCCACATTGCGAATCTTGATCTTAAAGTCTGCACCAGTCCAAAAGTTGAATGGATCAATTGCTGTCTCATCTTTAAATTCTGGATGAGCAAGTGCTTGAATCTTCTGGAAGATTTTGGTACCATACTGATAAAGAAAAACCTTTCCTTTATTTTCTGGATTTGCTGGATCTTCAACAACAAGAATGTTTGAAATGTAAGTCAACTTACGCTTACGATTGCGTGCAATATTCTTATCATCCTCAATTCCACTATTCCAGAGTTCCGTGTTTGCTTCACAAACTGGGCACTTTTCTCCAAGAGTAGTTGGGCAGTTTTCAAACAACCAACCACCCTTACCCTTGAAGGCATGGCTGTAAACTGAAACAAAGGGACTATCTTCTCCTTCAATTTCAGGAAGGAATCTAATTACTGCATAACCGTTTCCAGCCTTGTCAATACCAGGCTTCCAAAGACGATCATCTTTGTAACTCTCCTTTGAGGTTAGCTTATCCATACGCTCGGTTAGGGATGCGACTGAGTTCTTACTCTTCTTCTTGAAATCTGAAAAATTTGCCATTGTATTTGCCCGAGGATCTACCTCGGCCTTTCTGTGTTTATTATACCCCTAGAAATCAATTAGTCAACTGGTAGTTTATTTTTTTTATTTTTTTCTTTTATAAAATGAAGCAATTTTGCTTCAACTTCAATTTTTTCAATAATTGGTTTAGTTAGTAATTTTCCAGCAGAACTGGGATCTATACCCATTTCATTGGCTAATTCTAAAACACAATCGATAAAGGGTAATTTTGTAACCTTTACTCTATCTATTATTTGGGAAGAAAATTTTTCTTTTGCGGCTTCGTCTATATACATAATACTATTATATCACCGATTATTGATTATCCAATAATTTAATACACCTAAATATTGCTAGAACTATTTAGAGGAAACCATGGCAGTAGACAACGACACAAATCTTATTATTGAAACTTCCGGTCTTACAGCTGCTGTTGCTACTGATGTAGCTAGATTTGGAGGCATCACTGCACATTTTCAAGTAATGAAATTAGCATATGGTGTAACTGGCTCTGCAACAATTGTATCAGCAGCAACACCATTTCCTGTAACCGTTGCTGGTGGAATGACTGCTACCATTTCTGGGTTTACTGGTACAATCGCTGTACAGGGACCTGCAGCAGGCCCTGTAGTTGTTAGTGGCACAGTTAGTGCTATTGGACTCAGTGGATCTCCTGTATATGTCTCAACTCAATCCGGCACAAGAATTGAAGTAACTGGTGGTAGATCATTATCACGAAATACCGATTCAGTTTCTGTATTTGGTCCAAGCGGTTTGACCTATGTTTATGTTAATTTAGTAGATTCTAGTGGATCTGCTCTAGGAATCTCGGGTGATGCATTAAAAGTTAGTATTTCTGGTGCAGCAATAAATGCAACTATAGGTACAACTTTAGCCGTCCAAGGATTTTCTGGTGGATATCCACTATCTATAAACGATACTAACCTTTTAGGTGGTATGACTGCAATATATAATGAAGTAGTTGGATTGAGAAGTGATTTTACATCTTTGGGAGTAGGCAGACCATCTACATTTAAAACTGGAAGATTATCTACTACTTCAGTTTCAGTTGGACAATTAGATTCAGCTGGATATACAACAACTTCTGAAATTAATATTAAAGCACTTTCCACAAATACAGATTTTGTATATATCGGAAATACAGCTGGATTGATTGGCTCATCATTTGGATATGCTCTAGATCCAGGTGAAAGTGTTTCTCTGAATGTTATTAACACAAATAAAATTTATGCAATATCTAATACTGGAACACAAGTAATTACATATCTAGCATCATAATATGTCATTTTTCCTCACTGCATCCCAGGTAATACAAAATTATGGTTTTGAAATAGCTGGATCTACATATGATCCAGTATTTACAAAAGGATATATAAATTCTACACCAAATGTATCTATTACTGGGTTAAGTTGTTTTATTGATTATTCAGAGTGTTATGATAATTCGGATAGAACAACACTTGTTAAAATGTTTCAAAATACACCACCTGGTACAACCTTTGCATTAAGCAATGGTGATTATTATGATGCTGATGTAGAACTACGTAGAGATATATCTGGTGTTTTTAGTTTACAGGCATTAACTGGAGATAATAAACTCATTATAGGTGGGATTGTTTCCGGTTTTACATATGATAATACATACACGTATTATATAAAAAATAATTTTGTAAAACCACCACAGTATTCAACAACGTATATTGGTGCAACTAATTCTAATTGGATTAAAAATAATTTAAATGATTCTAAATTTAAGTCGGTATTAAATAAAGGAATTTTAGGATCTGTATTTTCAAAACAAGAATATGTTGAAATTTCAGGATCAACTTTAAATTCTGGTAAGCTTTTAGTTTCTGGTGCAATACAATTAAAAGATAAAAAAGAACTAATCTACTGTGGTGTAACACTTACGAATGAAAATGTATCTTCATCATTTAAAACACTAACTCAATTTATTCGTGGAAATTCTAATCCCGATATTTTATCTAAGAGTACAAAAACAACTGGGTGTTATGTTGTTTATAATGGTGATGGTAATCAAGTAAATTGTTTTGAAAAACAAAATGAATTACAAGCATTCTTAAGAAGTCAGTATGAGGGAGCCACATGCAGCACACAGTGGATTGTATGTGATTCATGTTCTAGACTTTCTGATAGTTCTTATAATGCGGCAAGTGGAGATAAAACATTTGTATTTGATGCAGCAATATTTGCACAAATAGATCAGTCAGTTGATACCAACGGGAATCCAACTGCAACACTTTTATTAAATTATCCTACAAGTTATGTGTTGCGTGCATCAAGTGCAATATCAATTGCTATTAATAATGGATTTAAATTAGATTTAAGTCACCCATCATTAAAAGGATATTCGGTATTTGTTTATTCAGAAATTACTAAAACAAATTTAGTATCTACTAATTTATATTACCTTGGTACTCCCGGATTTGATCAAGCAAGTGTAATATATCTTAAACAAGCAAATTCTCCACGAAATCTTTATATTGATTTTGTTGGACCCGTGACCTTAGAACTAAATGTTCAAATAGGATAAGACCCCCATTACTGGAGGTCTAGGTCCCTTACAAAAATTTTACAAATTTTACCGACTACGAGAGCGAACAACTCGGTAGTGTGCACGACCCTTAACGGTCTCACGAACTACAGTATACTTGAGATCCATACGATCAAAAGCCTCACGAAGATTGCTCATAGTTGCGCGCATATTTGCAACCTTAAAACGCTTACGGGCTTCACATGCATTCAGAGGAGTGCCATTTCGCATATAATCAAACACTCTCTGAATCTTAGTCGGACGGTCAACAGTAGTAATATCCATAAAACTTTCCTTTCTTATAAGAAGTTACTACACTATACACCCTAGATTTGACCTGTCAAGTGATTATTATAAATAATACTGACTGAGGAGGACTTTATGGAACAGATGAGTCATCAGTTTATAAAATTTGTACGTCAGCATCTTGCCCAATATAATATGAAACTTATTATTGGACGTGGTAAATGCGTCAATGTAGACGGTTTTCGATGTTCTGGGTGTTTTGATGAGTCTGGAAAGGCCATTCGTATTGCCAGACAATGTAATCAATTTTTACATGTGCTAGTTCATGAATATTGTCATTTTTTACAATATATCAATAGCAGTAAAATATATGAAAAGTCATATAAAGCCTCAAATATTGTAGATGGATGGCTAAAAGGTAAAAATTATGCTGCTAAAGATGTTAAAAGAGCATTTTTTATTGTAAGATCAATGGAAAGAGACTGTGAAAAACGAGCAGTTCGCTTAATTAATGAATTTAAATTAAAAATTGATACAAAAATGTATTCAAAACGGGCTCATGTATACATTTATAGTCACTTCATGATGGAAAAATCACGAAAGTTTTATTCTTTCAAACAAGATCCATATTATAGCAAATGTGTTCTACGCATCATGCCATCTAATATGGCTGTTTTGAGCCATGTATCGATTCCATCAAAGGTCTATTCTGTTTTAGAATCTTTGATGAAATGACGTTGAGCGTATTTGGCAACAAATTTAGTAAAAGGTTGCTCGCCATAGGGCCAACGATCAATTGGATCCATAAATCCATATTGAATTAGGTCATCGATATGTTCATCCATCATTGATAGAGTTACATCATCTACATTCCATTTAAGTTCACCACCGTAATCAATTGATGGTTCTTCTGCTGCGTTATGTTCTGCAACTGCAAGATCGGATATCTTTGCAAGATTTCCAAGAATTTCTAATGATTTAGCACATTGATAAAAAAGATCCTTGTTGATAGGATCTTCTTCTTTGCGTGCTAGTTTTCGGACTTCGTAAACTAGTTCTGAAATTTTCATATTAACTCCTAGGACAAGGTTAGTAAGTACTTGGTTTGTTGTACCAAAGCAAGCATCTCATCCCTTATATTTAACAATGCAGTTTGATCTGCACCAAGATCTTTTGATACTTCTTGAGTTAAATAATCTTCAAAAGAACTTAACACTTGCATAGCAGTTGTTTTGTGTGGTCCGTTTAAATTTAATTCATTAATCTCTTTTAAATCATCTTTACCAAAAGTACCCATATAAGTTTCTGCAAAAGTATCTAATAAACCATCAATACCCACATAGGCTTTACCTAAAGCTTTATGTGCGGAATATGATTTAGTTCCCCAGTGATGGAGGCGTAATTCATTTTGAAAATTTAAAATTGTTTTAATGCATGCCATAGTATACTATTTATAAAATTTGGTAATAATCTTTGAAATCCATAATGGAGTAATTTTATTTAAATAATGTCTTCTTTTATTACACGGAGCACAAGTTTTAAATCCAAATAATTTAGTAAATGATGCTACTACTTCACCAAATCCTTTTTTAGATAGATTTACTTTATTTTTATTATGTTCAATATAAGCTTTTTCTGAAGTATATGGGCTTTTATAATCTACAGTATCAATAAGTTCTAAAATATCATTTTCTTTAATTTGAAAATTTGCTATTTTTTTATTATTTGTATTTCCATAATATGTAACTTTAATTGTACGCATATTAAACCTCACTTACTAAAATTTTATTTGAAAATCTAAGATAATCACAGTATAAACTGTCTGGTAAACTTGGATCAAAACTATATTTACAAAAAGTTGGTAAATTGGGTTGTGGTACAACCGATCCAAAATCATTTGAAGGAATTCCAGCATTACCTATAAGACCACCTGAATCACCAAAATAGCCATCACTATAAAATACTTCTATGTTACATCTTCCACCAGAATTATCTTTTATGTGATTTGTTGTACTGGGAGGAATACACAAATCAAAAGGATCTGTTGTAAAACTTGATCTGTTGTAATTTCCTTCTACGTATAAACCATCATAATAAATACCACCAAAAAAAGTATCCTCACAAATTTGAAATGGTATGGTAAGATATTCTGATATAGGATTATTAACAGTACCACAATTAAATTCTGCGTCATAACCAATACCCAATGATAAATTTATATTATATCCTGGAAGTATGAATGACGTGCTATTACCATCTTGACTACAATTAAAATTAAATTTAATTAAATCTAATTTAATTTTAGGTATATAATTAATATCATTTTGTTCAGGAATATTTGGATCTGGTATAAACTGTACAGTATATGAATCTAATAAATTATCTGATCCTGGATCAAATGTACAACCACATCCTAAATCTGAAAATCCAAAATCATTTTCTTTTAATATATAAGATCTATAACAAGCACTCCAAAGATCAATTAATTGTGAATTTCCTTCTTGAATTAATGTAAACGGTCTAATATTTCCAAAACCATCTTCACCACATGGTGCTGGATTGGTACCATCAAGTTGAAATACATTATTTCCTTCAAGCGTACAATTGTAAATAAAGGGTATAAATCCTGTAAAACAATTACAAGATGTTTTTAATTTATCTCCATCAAAGTTACAATAGGAATAATTAGGATTTGTATAACAATTACATTTTAAACATGAAAAAATAGAATTTGAACAGTATTTCCATGTACTAGGAACCATTGGATTAAACCCTGAACCCTGACATCCCCAATTACCACAGTTAGAAGTTAAATTGGAATTACCTGGACCAATACAGGCTGGTTCTGCTCTTATTTCTGCAGGAGAATTAATTAAATATGCACAAGTAACTTCAAAAGTTTCAAAATTTCCTGGAATATTATATGATATACTTGAATTATTATCACATTGATAAATTGCTGGGGTTCCATTTAAATTCATACATGGATATTTTGCAGAAAATCTAAAAGTAAATGTATATTCTTTGCCAACACAACCATTATATATTGGACGACAGCAACTTCCTAGTTCTGGTGGAATTGTTGTACAACAACATGCTTTTCTTGGCATCAGTATATCCTTCTAATATTTATATGGCTGTATGCCATCGTCATTAGTGTAATATATTGAATGAAATATTTCTTTACACCATTTAGAACAGATCGAGCATGGTTTAGAATTTCTAAAATCACCAAACCTATTAAAACGAAAATTAAGAAGAATTAGTTTTTCTCCTCTTAATGACTTTGATATTTTACGATATGCATCTAGTTCCGAATGCATATCAGAACCACGATATCCCAAACGAAAAGTATCGGGGTGGGTCTTAAATACATTCTGACCCACCGCGATAATTTTACGTTTATATATTATTAATGATATATGTTTTTTTTGTCTTTCCATTGCCATCGATAGGGGTTTGGCAACAGGAAGATAATTTAAAATAACATTATCAATATTCATTCATTAGGTAGTAAGTTTTAATCCACTTGGTCCACTGACACTACCCGTGGAAGTAATAATACCCTTATTCAAACTACTATCATATTGATTTTTAAGTTCATCCAAAGGTTCAACAGTAAACGCAATAAAGGTATTAGGAATAGTAATTCCTAATGATGCCTTACTATACATCATCCAAGGCATAAGACCAATCTGTC